ATGGGCGTTGTTTTCGGCCAATTCGAACCTGCCGATGGGTACGCAGCTATCCAGAACCAGTGCTCCACGAACCATCACGACCAGACCGTTCTGGATCTTTCTGTTCAGAACGAAGCGGGTCTGGTCATTCCATGTGCGGGTCTGTCCATCCTGGATTACTCCGAAGAGCTCGCGCCACCGTGCATCGAAGTGAACATTTTCGGCATTCCACATCCGCTCTATGGCGAGCTGTTTCCTCAGCACGTCACTGGCAGACCAATAGTAAATTAACGCAAACCAATCCCAATCTCCCTAAATGCCTTCCGGTGAGCGGAGGGTAATCAGTGGCACCACTGCCTCTCGCAAGGCACCCCGTCATTGTCACCATCCATCTGCATACCTGGGCAATTGTTCAAGAAAGTCTTTGCCTCTGAGCAAGAAGTCATTTGAGAGCAGTATTTTCGCCCATCGCATTTGAAACCGGACGGCGCGACGGCTAGAGCGGGCCCGAATGCCGAAGTTGCCTTCACAAGCGACAGCTTTGAACTAACCCAGGTCTGAAAATCGGGAGAAAGCTTCCAGGTCAAAAACCCTGCAATCAGCAGCACCACTATCAGCTTCATCTTGGTCCATCCATGGAGAGAGGTCGCTTGAATCTTAGACCGTCCTTTTTCCAATACAACCCTTCTCACTTCGACAATCAACCTGCCAGTAAACGGCAGGTGAAGTATTCGTGTGCTCAAACAAATTGGAAAGTTCATCACTGAACCGCTGCGCAAAAGTGAAAAGAGCCGTCCTCCGCGTTGGCGTATAGGGATGCGGTTGAACCACATCCACAACGACTTGCACTCCGAACACCCGTAACTCTGGAACGCCAGAGTGATGACGGCCAGCGCCGTTATTTGCAAGCAATTCGGCCATCACTGGACCAGGTTCGAAGCGGTGAAGTACGGCGATTTTGGTTACTCCCGGCATCAGCCATGAGAGGCACCGCGACGTCGATAACTGCCACGAAACCCATCGCCAGGGCGGCCGAGTGCGGGCAGCGGGAGGTAGAAACGGAAGCAGAGATCCTGTCGGACGATGAGCTCGCCGACCTGACCGGTTACAAGCACCGATCGCACCAGCGTAACTGGCTGAAAGAGAGTGAACTGATAGGCGCCCCCGGAACCCGGAAAACAGGGACTTGTCGCCAGGAATGGTGCGTCGTAAGCGTCCAACGAAAAATGGCAAGGTCTGGATCGGCTATTACCACCGTGACTCAGCGGGAAAAGACCCCGCTTGGAACAGATCTGAGCAAAGCCCGTTTGAAATGGGCCGAACTAGAGGCCAAAGAAAAGCCGGCCGATCTGACAACGATGATGGGCCTCTTCGACCTATAGGCGGCCATCTCGCCCCATGGAAACGACGGACAAAGGGATTCTTTTTTGAAAGCACCTCCGGTCAACGCCTCCGCTCGCTTGGCACCCACTGGAGGCATACCGTGCTTCTCGCGAACCCAACCGGAGACGGTGCTTTGATCAACCTTGAGCTTCTCAGCCGTGACCTCCTGAGTTCCGAAGAAGGCAACGAGGTTCTTATAAATAGTGTTCATGCTGCCACTCCATACGGGGATACCCATATAGCGGGTTATGGGAATACCGATTTGCAAGGATATGGGAGCACCCGTAATACTCGCCGGATGGAATTCAAAGATCGTTTAAAGGCAGCGCGCCGGCACGCCAAGCTCAACCAGGGCCAATTGGCCGCTAAAGCTGGTATCACGCAGACGTCGATTTCTGACCTTGAGCGTGGGAAATCGAAAGCCACGGCGCACGTTGTGAAGATCGCCGACGCATGCGGTGTGAGCGCCAAATGGCTCTCAGACGAGATCGGGCCAATGCTGGCGCCTGGGTCGACCTCCGCCGCTGGTGAGTCGAACATCTCCCCTGCCGCCCAGCCCACCAAATCATTCCGCTACCCGGTAGTGAGTTGGGTTGCCGCCGGTGCATGGCCGGAAGCTGTGGAGCCCTACCCGGCCGGCATATCTGACACCTACGAATTCTCGGAGTACGACGCCAAAGGCCCTGCGTTCTGGCTGACGGTCAAAGGTGACTCGATGACGGCGCCCGCCGGACAAAGCATCACCGAGGGCACGCTGATCCTGGTGGACACTGAGGCTGAAGTTGCACCAAGTAAGCTGGTGGTGGCCAAGCTGCCGGACAGCAACGAAGCCACATTCAAGAAGCTGGTCAGCGATGGCGGCCGGCTGTTTCTGAAGCCGCTGAATCCTAGCTACCCAATCGAGGCTGTCGACGAGCACTGCCGGATCGTGGGCGTGGTTGTGCAGGCGCTGCAGAAGTTTTACTGATGTGATCTAAGAATTTTCCAGATCGATACAAGACTCTAGAATATAAAAAACAGTCTATAAATATAATTCATTAAAAGACGAATTGCTGCACATTTATACATACAGGGATGGTATATATAGCGATGAAAAAATTCAATACCAGAAACCTAAGACATTGGTTGCGCGCCGCTAACAAGAGATTCAAACGAGGAAATAGAACAAAAGGCCCTGGCGCACTCGGCACTCTTGGAGTTAGATATTTAAATCCTAATTTTCAGGACTTAAAGTTCGATAAAAACAGCTTCAGCCCTACAGTTAACGCACCACCACAACTCGATCTTTACATGCGCCCCAACATTGAGTTGTTTGCTAATTTTCTGGAAAATTTAAGGCTAACATCAAAATACAATAATCATGTACTGATTTCCTTCAGAGATACCACTACAATTACTGCGTGCGCTGGATTAAGAATGCTCGCAGAAGTTTCCTACCTTTTGAAATTACACCCTAATCTTTCCTTCGGCTGCTCGTTCGGAAAACGCCGTACGAGAAACAAAAAATCAAGCACCGAGATAGAGCAAATCCTGCAAAAAATCGGATTCTTCAGCGCCATTGGGCGGCCTGCACCTACATCCATGCCCCTTGAAGGAGTGGCAGTATGGGAGCAGTTGTCTGGAAGTCTTGCCGATGGGAGCTTGGCGGCTAGTTTACTTAATAACCTGCCCAACTCAATATCCAAAAGGTCTAAAGCGCATCTGTACAAAGGCGCAATTGAGGCCATGGCTAATAGTGTTGACCATGCATATCCAGTAGAAGCGGGCGATAATTCCGACGCCGAGAATAGATGGTGGATGCTTGTAGGAAAAAAGCAAAATAGCATTACACAAATAGTTTGCGATTTGGGCGTTGGAATACCTGTAACGCTACCCAAAAAACACGAAGAAGGAACTTTAACAAAAATATTTAGAAAGATCGGGGTTTTAGGAAGTTGTGATGCCGAGTTGATTCACGCTTCCACATTTATTAAGCGATCTCGTACGAACCTTCCTTACAGAGGGAAAGGTGCCGCAGATATTAGATCTATTACTGAGCACTTTCCATCAGCCCTATTGTCTATACGGAGCAATAGAGGCTGTTACGTCGTCGCTGGCCTTGCTCATCCTGGAAAAATCAGGGATGGGTATGAAGAGATTCAGGGGACCAAAGGCCGCGAGTGGTCTGCAAGCTATAATGGCTCTATTCATGGTACTATGATTGAGTGGACTGTGTCCTTGAAGGATTTAGAAGCATGAAGAAGATATTTGTTACGGATTTTTCCGAATTCCCAGGACCAAGATACATTAACTTAGGACCTGATTCGGGAGAACTATTTAGAAAGACAGTTTTGCTACGCGAGATCGAGAAAAACAATGGCGAGCTTGCTGTGGTCCTTGACGGTGCGTTTGGATATGGCTCTTCTTTTTTAGATGAAGCTTTTGGCGGGTTAATTCGCGACGGCGTGCCTAAAGAAATAGTTCTTAAAATATGCGAGAACCTAGTTTCTGAAGAGGATCCGTCATTAAAACTGGAAATCACCCAATGGGTTAGAGACGCTATAGCTCACAAGGAGAGTTAAATGGCAACGGAGCCAAATAGCGGTGCAGACATTGGTTCGATAGTCGGATGGACGTTCGCATTTGTTGGTGTTGCCTGTACTCTTTGGGGTTGGCGCGTTCGTGGACAACAACAGAAATGGCTAGCCAAGAAAAAAGATATACACGACTCTGTTGATAGAGCGATTAAGGCTTTGACAGAGTTTGAAGACTGCGCAATGAACTTTTGGACTGAAAAAGATACAAAAATAACAAAGCATCATATATTAGCTTTGCATCGCAGACTAATTGTCGCATGCAAGCAGCTTTCAGAATTGAATGATAACCAACTTCCTAATGACTATCTTGTAGATCTTAGGAAGCATGCAACATATGAATATGACTCCACCAAAAGACCAATTAGTTCGGACTCAAAGCGAGTATCGAGCATCGCACTTGCATCAGGCAGATTACTGAACTCTAGCTTTCTGACAAAAAGCTGGAAGGCAAACCCAAAGCCCCGATGACATTTACGACTTAAGCCCGAGATTTAAATGCGGGCTTGCCTTCATCTTGAGCGGCTATCTCAAGCACCGACAATGACAGTGGCCTTCATCGCAAAGAATGAGGCTCGAATTTAAAGTAGGGAAAGATCCAATGAAAGGACTTGGAGGGTTCGCATTAATAGCAGGCATCTGCTGGCTGATCTTTGCGCTGAACATGGACGTGTCTGTCGCGACAGGTGACGGCGGCCGGATAAACAACTTGGGCCTCATGGCTGACCGCCAGATTCACACCATTGTTGGCGGAGTGATTGCGCTCGCCGGCCTGCTCATGGTTTTGCTGGGTGGTAAAGGCACCCCTGCTGCTGCCCAGGCAGAGAAAGACAATCGCCCCTGCCCTATGTGTGCCGAGAGCATCAAGACTGCTGCGGTCAAGTGCAAGCACTGCGAAACTGATGTTGAGCCAGTAGCCGCCCCGCGCCATCAAAAATGGATGGGTTGCATCAACTGCCTGCCGTGACGAAGAAGAACAGCGGCGAACAGTTGAAGCCATCACCAGCACCGGACTGCCAGTTGTTCCAATGATCGGCCTAGCAGTAGGCGCTGGCCCATTTGAAACCAAGGAAGAGGCCAAGCAGGCCCTAATAACAATGCGGGACGGCCCAAGGCTGTTAAGCGAGATCATCTATAGAGACTCGGTGAGCGGAAAGTATCCACCCATTAGCGACTGATAGTCGAGAGCCATCAAAGCCCGCCAAGTGCGGGCTTTCTCATACGCGCCAAGAACCTCCCGCCAGCTCAAATATGCATTTATGCATGAAACTTCTCGCCGCCCTATTGCCAATATATGTCAGTACAAATACTGTGCGCGCATACAGTATTCGTAAGGAGCGAAGCATGATCCAGACACCCTACCCCACGACCAAACCCAGAAATTCCTACGAGCTTGTGGGCCGTCGCCTTCAAGGTTTGATCGCCTCTCCCCGGGTACAGCGAATTCAGTTGGTAGAAGTATCTAGGCGCGACGATGAAAGCCCTGAAGCCTGGCACCGGGTGATCTAGGATATCGGCGACACCGCCGGCATAAGGATTGAGCATTTGGATGACGGCGCCGTTAGGATCGGCTGGCGCGAGTACTGCGACACGTAAATGAGCCCGCCAGTGAGCGGGCTTTTTATCGCCGCCCATAAAATATACGGAAATACCCATTAAAGATGAATATGGGAGTACCTATAGTTGTGTCCATCGAGACGCCACTGCAAATCGCCAGAGCCGAAGGCTCGAAGCTCTTTAGCGACACCTCTTTTCGAAGCGGTCGGCGCCTGCCACCAGGTTAAGGTCGATTCATGCGCCGCATAGCCCGCACCCAGCAACGCAAACGTCAAACCTGGCTCGCACTGCCGGCCAGCGGAATAGAAGAGGTAGGCCATGGCCGAGGAAGAACTGACTGCGGAAGCCAAGAAGCAGCGCCGCAAGCGCGAGAAGGCGAACGAGAAGAACGCTGCATTTGGCGTCGAGAAGTTTACAGTTGAGGTGGCCGGTGTGTTCAAAGCCGTCCTCAAACGCCTGATGAAACAGCACGGCTTCAACAACCAGCAGGAAGTGTTCCAGAACCTGCTACTCAACGTGATTGCCGCCGACTTCGAAACTGCGGTGAAGATGCTCGAGGGTGTCACCACACCTTATGTAGTTACCGAAAGGGTATCACAACTACTTCGGGCGGCCGGTTTTAAGTCGCTCAAAGACGATCCGCCAGGGCCTGACGACGAAATCTAAAGAGCAGGATAACCCATCTTACTCACCGCATCTCTTTTGTTCGATTCCATTCCGTTTTCAGAATTTTTTGAGTCAGTGTGATAATTCTGTCGCAGCGGTCGAACGAGGCAACTCCAGAACTACTGGCTGATTTCAAAGCTTCCTCGACTTCAGTATTCAACTCTTTGAAGTCAGCCTCATTTGGATTGGAAAGAAGTTGTATTTTTGCACTGAGTGAATAGGCAGTTAATAGTAGCTTTCTCTTTTCCACCTCCCACGACTCTTTCAAGCTTGCAGCGGCTGATAGATCACGCTCTCTAACGGCTCCGACGAATGCTCCATGACCTTGAGCTCCGTTGGAGTGGACCTGTATCAGTCCAACCGCCGCTATATATTCAGCGCAGGTATCGCGCAATTCGTTAATCCATGCTTGTCGGCTTTCTTTGAGGGCTACAGCTTTCGCTAGCACCATCTGACTATTTGCAGTTTTTCTGAACGTCGAAATTGAAACCCATGCCCCGGCTAGAACTGCTACGGCAGTAAGCACAAAGCCGAACACGACCGTCCAGTCTGTACCGGAATCAACTATTGCTTTGATCTCTGGTACTCGGTTTAGCGTCACTACAAAATTTTCTATCGTCAATTTCTGATCCTTTCGGGATGTAATTCAGAAACGAGAGATACCCCAACTGACACCAAATTGCCACTACCGGTATCGGAGGGCGGCGCCTACCTGAGTTACACGCAATGCCCATCCGCCACAGAGTCATCCACAAGATCGACAAGGAGCCCGCCGGCAGCCCGGCTGTCCTGTTCCTGAGCGCGTCCGAGCAGGTCGAGAGCCAAGCGTGCGACGACCTGATGAGCCAGCTCAACGAAAGCTACAACGCCACTGCCTGTAAGGGCTGGGGGTTCTTCCATCAAGAATCAGGCGCTTACCCGTTCAGCGGCTGGCTCGGCAAGTACCTGGCCGGCGTCACCAACTTCCTGGCCCTCAGCACAACCGCCGTCGAGCACCTGACCAAGCTGATGGAAGAGTCGAACCTCACTACCGGTGGGCACGCCCTCTTCTGCCACTACCAGCAAGGCCTGACCGATTACCTGGTTATCGCTCTGGTGCAGGAACCTGCGCGCCGGTGGCCACACCGTCACCACCCCCGCCGAGATCAACCCTGAAGGCGGAACCTGGACCGACTGCATGCGCCGCGACATCGTCGCCCTGATGGAGTGCGACACCGTAGCCACCCTTCCCGGCTGGGAAAAATCGAAGGGCGCCTGCCTGGAAGTCTTGATCGCCGAACGCCTCGGCATGACGGTTGTGAATGCACATGATCTGGCAATGAGCGAGAGTGCCGCAGTACCAACATTTCCCAAGCTGATGTAAAAAGTACAGCTGCCATTTCAGACATTCACTGGATTCCGACCAACACATGCAGATCATTCGTACTGGAACAGTTTTGACTGGCGAATACGCCGGTTGGACGATAGAAATTCAGGATGACCGCGCAGGTGAAACTGGAGGTTATTACCTGTTCCTGGTCCAGAACGAATCAAATGGTTTCGATTCTTGGTTTGAACTCATAGAGCAGCTGCAGCAGCAAATTTCAGAACTCGACGTTCGCTGGAATTAGCGCCTCGCTCTTTCGTTCCACCCCTCCCCATCCCCCCTTCAAATTCAGCCGCTCTAGCGGCAAGGACGAAGTCATGCCTGAAGAAATTAAACTGATCCAGCCAGCCCCGGTCGTGCGCGATAAATACGGCATGTTCGCTCACCCCGATATGCCCGACTTCGACGAGGGCGATGGTGACAAGTGCAAGGCCTGGGGCGCTGCACAGCGCCTGCAGGTGAAGATGGTGCATCTCGAATACCACAGCAACGAAGCGGTCTCTGAGCGCTATTTCGAAGCTGGCGACCCGGACTGCAGCTATTGGGAGCCGGATCGTCCCGACGGCGAGGGCTGGTTCTGCCTGGCCATCCACGACACTGACGACGGCCCGGTCTGCTGGTGGGCGCGCCTGGAGGTGACTCCATGATCGCCACCCTCTGGTTCGCCTACGTCTTCATCTACAAGGGGCCCAGGCCATGAATGCCAACTGCAAATAGTCGGGAAACCGTCAGTTCGCCGCGTTGAACATAGGGGCTCATCAAACTAGGAGTACCTCATGAAACACTTTGCAAAAGCAGTCATCGCCATTGCCCCTATGGGCAGCCGCAAGTCCAGAAATCGCTTCTTCCGCGACTACGACAGATGGACTAACCGCCTGCTTATGCGGCGACTCATCAACCTTCACGAGCGTCAGGATCTGCGTAAGCAGATTGCAGAGGCCTATTTAGCCTCCTTGATGTAACAACCCCCACTACATCCTGCCGCCTAGCGGCAGGCCCACCTTCTGCCGCCCAGCGCGGCAAGGACACAACATGCTCGCAATCAAACTCACCCTGATCCTGCTGGGCGCTTTACTGTACCTGGTCGGCAGCGGCTGCCGGTTCTTTTGGCTCGGCCCACGCCTTCTGAACGATGGCGATACTGCCGACATCCTCTACGCCTTCGTCTGCACCTGCGGCTGGCTGCTGATCACCTAAGGTTTCATCATCCACATCATCAAGACAGCGCGGCCCACTGCGGCCGGCGAGAGGTAGTCATGCGGGCAGAGATCCTGTCGGACGACGAACTCGCCGAGATCACCGGCTACAAGTAGCGCGCTCACCAGCGCAAATGGCTGAAAGACCGAAACTGGGTGTTCATAGAGAGCCGTGGCAGCCGCCCACTGGTGGGCCGGATGTTCGCGCGGATGAAGCTGGGCATGGTGAACGCCACAATCGCAGATCCAAACCCGCCGCCGGCCCGTCCGGCTTGGACGCCTGACTTCTCCCGAGTGAACTGATATGCGCCCCCGCAGTACTGAATACCGCCACCTCCCGCCGCGCATGTACCAGCGCACTAGGAAGCGTAAGAACGACACCACCTGGCCCGCCTTCTACTACAGGGATGCCACCGGCAAGGACATCCCCCTTGGTAAGGACCTGGACAAAGCTCGACTCAAAATGGGCAGAACTGGAGGCCAAAGGTAAACCTGGTGATCTGACAATCATGAAGGGCATTTTTTGACCGCTATTTTCGTGACGTCATTCCGAAAAAGGGTGCTCGGACACAGACCGACAACCTTCCAGAGCTCAAACAACTCAGGCCGACGTTCGATAGCGCTCCCATTGACTCGATCACGCCAGCCAACATCGCCGGCTATCGCGATGCCCGAAAGGCCAAGGTTCGAGCCAATAGGGAGATCGCTCTTCTGTCACAGGTGTTCAATATGGCTCGCGAGTGGGGGCTCACCGAGCGGGAGACCCCGTACCAAGGCGTAAGGAAAAATAAAGAAGTTCCACGCGACTAATACGCCAATGCGGTGGTTTGGGATGCGGTTTACGGGATGGCAGAGCCTGAACTGAAGGAAGCCATGGATCTTGGCTACTTACCCGGCCAGCGGCCAGCTGACGTGATCATCATGCGCAGCGATGACACTGTGGGTGATTACTTTCTGGTCACGCAAGGGAAAACCGGGCAGAAGCTGAGGATCCTGATGCGCACTGAGTCAGGGGAGAACAGTCTTGGGAAATTGGTCAGGTAGATAACAGAAAGAAATGTCGGCCATCCATCCAAGTACCTGCTGATCAACAGGCATGGAAAAAGGATGACGAAAGGGATGTTGCGCTTGCGCTGGGACAAGGCAAGGGAGAAGGCTCGACTGAACGCGATCGACCAGGGCGATCCACTGCTCGCGGCCAAGATTGCCGGGTTTCAGTTTCGCGACATTCGGCCTAAAGCAGCGTCGGAAATCCTCGATATTGGGGATGCAAGCCTGCTGCTGGGGCACAGCAAGCAGGAAATCACGAAGAGGGTTTACAGGAGGATCGGAGCGACCGCGAAGCCGTCAAAGTAGGAAAGTTTCGAACACTCCCACAATAGTAATGGAACGCCTGCGGAAACCGGTGACGAAATCCCCGTACCTCAGAAACGCAAAAGCCCCGCAATCGCGGGGCTTTTGTTTGAATCTTGGCGGGAAACCAGGGATTCGAACCCTGGAGACGCTATTAACGTCCGCCGGTTTTCAAGACCGCTATTCAAACTCAAGCTAGCCGCCGTTTTGAAAGCCGTCGGCGTTCCACTACTCATCGCAACCGATCAAGCTACAAGCCGCATTCTGCATGGGGCGCGCTTCTAGTTTGGGAACTGTTTTTACCCTCCCCCGGCGTTCTGCCGAATGAACGAAGTAAATCGTGACTAGTTTGGGCTAAAGCAGCCACCTTGTCCGCCAGTCAGACATGCTCGGAAAACCGCTGCGCTGCACGCAACTCAAACCTAGCCTCTTCCGTATCGTGCCTTACCCGCTTATAGGACGACTTAGCGAAAAACGTCGGGCCCCTGAATTCTTCAGGAACCGTGGTGCTGGCGAAGTTTTCCTTCGTCAGGCTGTAGTAGCCCGTTTAGCTTTCCAACCACGGTGAAACGGTGTCTACCACACCGATGGAAACATCTCGATACGTAATCGCTGGAGCTTTAAGGCCAATGGATTTACTGAGCACATCCGTTAGCCGCTGCGTATCCGAGTTGCTTAGGCCACTCGACAGAGGAAACGACAAGTAGAGCTTATAGAGAAGTTAGTTAAATTGTGTATCCAACCAAGTGATCCTAGCAATCCTTTGGGCGCCGTAGCATACGCACTTCGATACGCAACCCCAGACTCCACGAGTCCGGGAGCATCATAACTTATATAAAATCATTCAAAAATTTCGTACTTAAGTTTTTCTGATTCAACTATTTTTCTAGCGTCCGCAACATGGATCATCAACGTTTGTTCAATAGCTCGAAACCCTATCCAGATACCTGAAATATCCAGATTTTGCGCAGCAGCTCGAAAACTAATTTCGATATTACCTTTTTCTATAGAAGGGGTCTGACGAATTGCACCTTGCAAAAGTTTGGTATCCGCTGCAGAAACTGCAACAGTAAGAGCATGCATAATCTCAGAAAACAATTCATGATAAAGAGGAAGATCAATTTTTGGGCTATGATTGCCGAAGGACGATATCGAAAAGTTCTTCATTATGACGTGCAGACCCAGAAATCTGGCTTCAACATAATCAATTAATGATGCGTTGGACTTATCGGCCAGCAGAGTGGTCAGAGCTTCGAGCTCAGTTACATAATAAGTTAAAACAAAGTACTTGCTAAATCTAAACGCATCTATGTAACTTAGAAATTTCAAAACCTCCATCCAAACATATACATTCCCTGTGCACTTCTCATAGAATTTTTTACAAACCTCATCAGAAGAGCTTTTTATAAACGCCGCCGCATGATACTCAAGGATGCTTTTGTGCAGAAACACAATTTCATCAAAACCATCCTCTAGCATCAGACATGAAACTTGCACGATATCTTTTTTGAAACCATCCACATCACATTCGATTGACGGCGTAAACTTGCAGGCTCGGGCAAATATCGTATCAAATTCTGAATAACTCATACTTCTACCATGACCAAATTGCAAGGTCATAAAACAAAAACAGTCGAACAACTTTCTTATTTTTGACTCGGAGAGGCCGCTTGAAAATTCTCGGTGGAATCCCACCTTGAACTTATCATGCCTAGTAAATACTGCGTTGAACAGCCTTTCAAAGAAGTCAGGCAATGAGGAAGGTATTTCACTCTCGTTCTCATAGACCAAGCACAACAACGTCAACATTAAAGGAGTTGTTATGACTCCCTTAATACTATGGGGCGCCTGATCAATAGCTAAACTTACATTCGTTTTAAATACCACATCTTTTATCAACTTATTTAAGAATGGGGCATAATCTTTATGCGTCAAAGGAGCAATAGTAAATATTTCAAAACCACTAAGGTTCGAAATTGCATTATTAGGGCGAGTAGAAACAACCTGAATTAAACTAGGATATTTTTTTTGAAACTGCTCTATTTGGTATACAGTTGCCTTAACCATATCTGAGGGAATTTCATCAAACCCGTCTAGAATCAGTGCAATCTTACCTGACTGTGCAAGGTACTGTAAAACTACGAGCCCGCCCTTAATACTACAAGCATCCAGATAATCCAATATTAAATCTGTTAAGTTTCGCTCTCTGCTGAGCATTCGCAACTCAAGAAAAACCGGTATCCGACCCATATCAACAACCGAATTACACAATTTCCGCATGAGCATTGACTTGCCCTGACCAACAATACCCTCAACTATAGAGTTTTGTGCTAGCAGCTCAGATACATCAATATTTTTCTTCTCAAACTTATACAATATTTCTGGCTGATAGTAGAATTCATCAAGCAACATACCTCTATCTTTCGACCAAATTGTCTTGACTGTATTTATATTTAGAACTAGACCTGCAATCAGTCCGGATGCGCGCGACGCTTCTAGTTTAACGAACCCCTCTTTAAAAACCCCAACGAGATCCTTTGCAATTGAAGTCACTATAGGTGATATAACTTTAGTAAGCGACGATACTGTGAGCTCAGCTACCATTTTTTGCTTCCTGCATGAACGCTATGAAATATGCCCATAATAACAACCGTACGACAAATCTGCGAGATACAGAATTACGATTTTAACCTTGATATTAGCCTAATACATTGAACGTTGAAGCCTCTTCAAGCCTACACACCATTGGTAAATTTACCATAAAAATCAAGGAGTAAGACATAGCGCTGAACTGCGATAATCGGGTACACACACGTCCAGCCAGAAAGAAATGTGATCCTGATTTGCGGAAGCGACTGTGATGAATGCTGAAGCGCTTTGAATTTTTAAGCAATAAAGCCCCGTAAACCATGGACCTACGGGGCTCTAAGAGCCGGGGCCGTAGTCGGAATCGAACCGGCGTAGGCGGATTTGCAATCCACAAATATTTCTTTATTTATCAATAACCTACATAACAATCCATTCCGCATCGCCAGTATTTACACTTCGCTGGAGCCTTCTAAAATAGGGCAGATCTATTTCGGTTGCGGAATGGATTTTCCACGCTTTGTCGCCTAAAGTCGGGTAGCCCTCCGACTCGCCCAGTCACGCCTTACGCGCAAAGGTCGTAGAGAGGGATTAGAAATCAGCTCGCCTTGGAGGCGTCGACAATATAGCTCACGCTAGGGGTGGAATACTTGTTTCTGACTCTAGAACGCTCAGAACAGATAGAAACACACACCAGCAGCCTGAAGATGCACATACTTTCATTCCAACCAATAGCCACACCGCAATTATTTATTATTTTTCGCACTGCGCTCGACAAATCGATTGAACTTAGTATTCAATACAAACACGTACTCACATATAGCGCTACTGAAATCCAGCAAATCTTTCGCATCCTCTTTGGATATCTTCTCACTACTAGCATGCGCTCCAATATTTCTGTGCTTTCTCAACGCCTCCCCCCATTCAAACAACCTTGTATCAATTACTTCAGCCTCCTTTAACTCTTTCAACCCACCAGCTAACGTTTTATTTTTTGTTTTATGGTGCATACACAAACCTTCTATAGTCCTCCCACACATCACTGCACATGCGCTATACGCTTTAGCCTTAAAGCAGAGCCTTGCTTCTACAAGTGAAACACTTGCTATTTCAGGAATCTCGCGATCAACACTCGCATCTTGTGGTGGCCATAATCGATGTAAATTATCCCACTCCCAATCATCGTACCCAACTTGTATCTTCTCCGTAATCCCCAACAGAGCCGACTTACATACTGGGCATTGAACCAACACTCTTTTACAGGGAAATGGATAATCCGGGTCGCTATCGTAAATCTCCCCTTTCTCTATTCCATCCACTTTTGACTCACAGTGATTACATTCAATTATCATGATTAACCTTCGCATTCTTAGATTAAATAATTTTTATTTTAGAACATGAATCTACGAAAAAGTACTGACAGCGAATCCCATTGCGTCGGGATTAACCATTTAGAGGATAGCAGGTACGTTTGCAATCGTTAGATAACAGGATGATCAATTTAAATCTGCTTGAGCAACCCACGCCGCTTTTCCGTGACCCCGATGATGGATTGGGCGTAGCCCTCCTCGAACGCACCAGCCAACTTGGCTAACACGCCGTACTCTCTCTGCTTTGTTGCAATTTCTAAGCAATCCGCGATTCCTACCTGACAAAGGCACTACCGCTACTATGCTTGTACTTTTCTTGAAAAGAGTCGACGCCATGCCAGGTGATTATTCACTGTCAGATGTACTGGAGAGGATGTACACCAACCAGCTGGCCCTTGAGGCCGCCTTGATGGAGCTGACACTACATGTCGAACAGCAGGGGGAGTCAGACGTGGGGGAGAACATCCGCGGAGCACTGCAAACGCTTGGTGAAAACGCTGGCCACATCAAACAGGGCCTAGCCAAGCTCAAGGGTTCGGGTGCCGGCTAAGCCCCTTCTATGTCCTTTCAGAATCGCAGCGAACAAACCAGGCGATGCTCAATATAAACTTGTATGACAGACTGCTTTCGGCCAGTAGCATTCGTTCACGTTAAGGATGCTTTCGACTCTTCACGGCCATTCATCTCGTCCTCCTTTGATGAGGTAGAGCCACAAATCCTGCCATTCCGAGATTTCAGGCGAAGTCGGCGAAACGCTCGTTTTTCGTTCGCCTGACGAGCCTTCAGATACTCTCACGACCTACCATCAGTTCTTAGATCAGCAAGGGGATCGACGGCTTTGCGCTCCTCGATTAGTAACGGCGTGGATAGTCGATCGGGAAGCGCTTCAGCCATAGGAAAGCGTGATCCACGTCCGCAAACTGAGCGTCAAAGAGGAATCCCGCGTCGTGCCTTGTCCTTAATCCAGGCGGCAACCTTGTCGAGATATGCCCAGACATCGCCGTCATCGGGATGAATATAGTTGGAAGCTTTCGGGTCGCTGCCCAGCGCCTCGAAAATGTTGCGCAGCCACCTTTTGCTTCTGGGAACATCCGCTCCCGGCAGCCAGTGCTCAACTTCGCCATGCCTGAGGACGAACAGGCCATACTGATCAAGGCGGTCAAAAAGGTTCTCTGCCTTTTCCTTCGCAGCTCCATTAAGCAGGGAAATTCCGCCATCCGACTTGGGTTTCTTGTCGTCTGAGATAAGGTCTGACCAGACGCCTGCGCGCTCCAACTTTATAGAATCGTGCGGCTTCGGGTAATTTGTGGCTTCCAAAAGGACTGGGAAGTTGGTTTCGGGGTTGAGTGCGTCTATGTCAAGAATGACCGCGACGGGTATCCCGAGTCCCCTAAGCGGTCCGACGATCTTGTTCACTGAATCCTTTCCGTTGGCGTTGAGGAAAAGGATGTTCGGCGCGCCTCGTCCAGATTCCGCTGCAAGAAGCCGCTCGTTGATCTCTTGGTAGAAGGCTCGGTCCGCGTCCGCTTCGGTGACCACGACGCCTTCGTAAAATACCCCCGACAGAGCATTTGCGGACCGCAAAAGTGGCTCCTGCATCATGACGCGGATGTCGTCGTTCGAAAGCATTCGAGCAGTAGCACTGCCTTGCTGATAGGTCAGGCGGACGACATTGACCTTTGCTCCAGACTGGATCGCGCCCATCAGGAACTGGCTGCTATGGGTCGATACAAAAATTTGCTTGTCACCTTGGCCCGCTGTGTGGGCGATTTCGCGGCCAAGTTTGTAGGCTAGCGTGGGGTGTAGGAAGGCTTCGGGCTCGTCGATGATCATGATCTTCGGGTCGCCCGCGCGTAGTTCCAGCAGCATGCCCGTAAAAGCCTTCATTCCATCGCTCCACTGATCGATGGTGCGAGCATTCCTCATCCATTCCAGCGTAGCGTCCTCTACGGTGCGCTCATTTGGTGGTGGCGTATTCCCATATCGCAATTGGATTGATGCCCCCTCGGAAATGTCCATGCCAAGATAAAGGCCGAAGGCATCGAAAAGAACATCTCTTAGCGCCTTTCGGCGAGCATCGTCCGTTATAAGCTTAGCAAAAGTGTTTTTCGGGTCCTTCAGATCGCCTCTGTTCTGTCCCGCGGTCAGGCCAATCCTGCTTGGTCCATCGAGAGTGAGGATATGTTGGGCCGCGTACATTCGAGCAAACTCATTTATGTTCTCATCAGGATTCTGCAAAGCGCCGCGGAAACCTGGGACGTGGACGTGCGTCCGCCAGGCTCCAAACTTGAGGTACACGTAATCAGCGTGATCCATTTCTCCCTGATTGCGCTTGTGGTCCGTCCAGGCTTCAAGGAGCGCGTCGATCTCTTCAGTAGTGTGTTTGCGGAATTTGAGCCCTCCAAGAATTGCACGACGTGTATTTCCGCTGCTGCAGAATTCGGCAATTTCGCGCAGAACCATACTCTTCCCCGAGTTGTTTGGTCCGACGAAGATGGTAACGGCAGGCTCGTCCAACACCAGTGGGTATGCCCCTTGGGCAGCGCCAAAGCAAAACCTTGCTTCCTCAATGAGCACCAATATCTCCTTTAAAATCATAATTGTTAGACATAGGAAGCTGACCACCCGTACCGACACCCTTGCATGCCACGCGTTTGGCCGCAAGGTGCTGTATATCTGCCGCGGCAGTTCGTCCAAATAGGAGACCGTTAGCACCACAACCCTTTGTGGATATCGCAATTGCGTAAAAAAACCGGCAGCTTTCGAAAGTTTCGCAGACCCACTTAAAGGCGAACATGAAAGCGCATACTAGCGCCAGTGCTTCAGACCGAATAGTCCGCTTCTGGCCTAAAGCCGCCGCTACATACAGGCGACAGACCAGAGCTGATCAAGCTTCGTCGTATAACTTTGGCTCATCATATCGCGGCGCATGCCCCATTCAGGATCTGCCGGCACACAAGCCGAGCGCAGCGTTCCCCTACCCCATCGCTCATTGATCTGGTCCATGACTGTCATCACTCGAGTCGCCTCCGCCGGCTGTGATATAGCGAACAAATCGTCGGTGTACTCACCAGGCTGGCATAGATTGAGCAATATCACCTCAGCCTTGCTGTATTTAAAGCCCGGTCGAAATATCCGATCAAGCGCTCCTACTGCTGCTTGAGTAAGCAGCCGCACATCATCAGTGGGGTACGGCATATCCACCACAACACCGTTGGCATACTTCGCCTCCTCCGGGTTAAACATTCCAGTGCGAATACACACCCGTACCTTTTTGCACAGCGAGTTCTGAGCACGCAGCTTCTCAGAGGCACGCATCATGTAGGTGGCCACCGCCTCCTTGATGGGTGGCAGCTCCGTCAGCCGCGTGCCGAACATGCGGCTGCAGCAGATCTCCTGCTTCGGCGGGTCCGGCTCATCCAGCTCCAGGCACGGTGTACCACACAACTCCCTGGCCGTCTTTTCGATCACAATGCTGAACTTCTTGCGGAGCGTCCACGGATCGGCCTTAGCCAGGTCCATAGCCGACTTGATACCCATGGCATCAAGATGGAGTTTCATCTTGCGACCAACGCCCCACACTTCCGCCACGTCCGTATTGCGTAGCACCCAGTCACGTTTGACGGGATCGGTGATGTTGACCACCCCACCGGTTTGGGACTGCAGGCGCTTCGCGGTATGGTTTGCCAGCTTCGCCAAGGTCTTTGTATGAGCGATACCAACCCCGACCGGGATGCCAGTGCAGCGAAGCACCTGGGCGCGAATCTGCCGACCTAAGTCATCTAACCCACCGATACCAGTCAGATCGGCGAATGCCTCGTCGATGCTGTACACCTCAACCGCCGGCACCATTGCCTCGATCAGGCTCATGACGCGCTCGCTCATGTCGCCGTACAGCGCATAGTTGGAGGAGAACGGGACAATGCCGTGCTGCTTGAGCTTATGCTTGATCTGGAAATACGGCTCGCCCATCTTAATGAAGGGCTTTGCGTCGTAGCTCCGGGCGATGACACAGCCGTCATTATTGCTCAGCACCACGATGGGCACCTTCGCCAGGTCTGGCCTAAATACCCGCTCGCAACTGGCATAGAAGCTGTTGCAGTCGATCAGTGCGAAGGTTGGCTTCTGCTTAGACATGGCTGCGCACTGTGCTGGTGATCACGCCCCAGATCGACAATTCGTCGCCTTCGAGAACGTAGCGAGCCGGGAACTTGGGGTTTTCGGAAAGCAGGACCACCTCCCGACCACGCTTACACAAGCGTTTGCAGACAGGCTCATTGTTCAGCAGTGCCACCACCACATGCCCATGGATCGGCTCAATGGCACGGTCTACCACGGCCAGGTCACCATCGAAGATCCCAACGCCTTGCATGCTCTCACCGGTGATTGCTACCAGGTACACGTGGGGCGCTCGGATATTCAGGACTTCATCCAATGAGATGTGCTGCTCGATGTGGTCCGCTGCCGGCGATGGAAAACCGGCCGGAACCTGGAACGAGCACAACGGCAACTTCGCGCCGACCTCTGCGATGGGACCTAGAATGGTGAAGCTCATGATGCGGCCTTTTACATTTACTGTATGAATGTACAGTTAACTTTGTAGGACGCTTGCGGTCAATTTTTCTGTAGGGGATTTCGACAAGCGGAGAGGTGCGTATGTGTGGGCGATTCGTGCAATACGAAGGGATGGCGATCTTCATTGAAGAGCTGAGCCCGCAGATAGAGCTGTTCAGCGGGTATGACGCTCAGCCTATTGAGCGCTACAACGTCGCACCGTCGACGCGGGTGCAGTTGCTGCACGCCGCAGAGGATGGACTGCATATTGAAGCAGTCAAATGGGGATGGGCGCCGTTCTGGGCCAAAGGCAAGCGCCCTGACCCAATTAACGCACGTGTAGAGACTGTCACCACGGGAAAGTTCTTCAAACAGCTTTGGCCGAATGGCCGAGCCCTGATCCCGAGTGAAGGATGGTATGAATGGGTAAAAGACCCTGACGACCCGAAGAAAAAACAGCCCTACTTCATTCGCCTGAAGACTCAGAAACCGATGTTCTTCGGCGCTCTCGCCCAAGTTCACCCCAGCCTAGATCCCCATTATGGCGACGGATTCGTAATCATCACCGCCGCCAGTGACCAGGGAATGGTAGATATCCACGACCGCAAGCCGTTAGTGCTGACTCCAGAGCACGCTAGAGAATGGATTGACCCCAACCTTACTCCGGGTCGCGCCGAGGAGATAGCGAAGGAATGCTGTCAGCCTGTTGATGACTTTGAGTGGTATGCGGTAGGCAAAGCTGTTGGTAACGTGAAAAATCAGGGAGCTGATTTACTGCTACCCTTGCCGCCGGAGGATTCTTAACGACCGTCAGAACAGCCCTCCTAACTCTGCCGGCTCCCAGTTCATGATCACAAGTTCGCCGCTAACCTCGGCCTTACCCTGCCGCTGATTTTGATTGCAGTACCGAATGTCCACGGTCTCAAAATAAAAGCCCTCAAACACCCGCCGGATATCAGGGTGATCGTTGATGCTAACCATGACCTTCCCCTTGCAGCGCCGCATGAAGTCGGCCATGCGCTCGTAATTCTCGAAGGGAAAGTCCACACCGTAACCGGCCGTCTGCCAATATGGCGGATCCATGTAGTGGAAGGTATGGGCACGGTCGTAGCGTTCGGCGCAGTCCAACCAGGGCAGGTTTTCAACGTAGGTGCCAGTCAACCGCTGCCACGCTGCAGACAGATTCTCCTCAATCCGCAGCAAGTTGATGGCCGGGCCAGTAGTCGCGGTACCAAACGTCTGCCCTGTCACCTTGCCGGCGAAGGCATGGTGCTGCAGGTAGAAAAATCGTGCGGCGCGCTGGATGTCTGTGAGGGTTTCCGGGCGGGTCATCTTCTGCCACTCGAACACCTGGCGGGAACTGAGCGCCCACTTGAACTGGCGCACGAATTCTTCCAGGTGGTTCTGCACGACGCGGTAAAGCGTCACCAGGTCGCCGTTTATGTCGTTAAGGACCTCAACCGGCGCGGCCTGGGGACGCATGAAGTAGAGCGCGGCGCCGCCGGCAAAGACTTCAACGTAGCATTCGTGGGGTGGGAAGAGCGGGATAAGGCGGTCGGCCAGGCGGCGTTTGCCGCCCATCCAAGGGATGATGGGAGTGGACATATAAAAGCAAGACCTTTGCTGTATGGATAAACAGTGCTAGGCTCGCTCCGCTTTGTGCACGAAGCAGGAGCCTTGGCTGGACTTGCAGGGACATTCTGCAGGGAAAGTGGCCGGGCTGGATGTTGACGCATCCTGTCCGGCCGCTCCTTTTACTTCGGTGTGGAGACTTCTTTTGCGTAGGCCTGACAGGCCCGCAGAGCGATCAATCCTTGGTCGCCGGCATCGGTGATGCCGATAATTCGTTGAGCATGCGCTGGGTCAAGTTGGGCTCTTGTGGTGCCATGAACCACGCGGCCGGTGGCGGTGGTGGTTGGCACTGCACAGTTGCCGGTGGTTTCGTTGACGGCGAGAACGACTGACAGCCGCAGATCTGCAGTAGCCAGGCGATCACGCAGACGAGCCTGCTTGGTTTGCTCATCGGTCAATTCCTTGTGGTGGGTTTCGTCGTTTTTGTGCAGGCGCTGCTCCAGGGCAAAGCGCTTGTCCTGCTCGTTGCGCTGCAGGGCGGCAGCGGCTTGGGATAACTCGCCGAGGGTGTCCGCATGGAGCCGGGCCTGAAGCTCCAACTGCTTGCCATAGCGCCAGTCTTGAGCGGTCCAGGCCAGGGCAGCAGATCCGGCGGCCAACATCACCAGCAGCAGGCCGACCGCCGCAATCCGGTATTGCGCGGGGATCAGGTCGAAGAGACGCATAACACCGTCCTCGCCCTGGCCCAGAGTTGCAGCCGATCCTCCAGGCCGTTGAGCCCGCCGTTGATCCGCCGGGTGATGGTGGTGAATTGCTCTTGATCCGCGAGCGCGTTTAATCCGTTAATCGACCAGAACCACGCGGCCGACTCAGCAGCCCATTGCGGCAGTTCGAGCAACTCCGGCGTGCGCAGCAGTCGCTCATCGCCGAACAGCGCCAGGCTGCAACTGAGATAGTTGTCGTGGCCGGTGATCTGGATCAGCCCACGGCCGCGATACCGCTGCCCGTCACCATCAGCAGAAGGCGTGTTCCCCAGCCTGGCAGCCAGCGGGCCGGTGTCGTACTTGCTGAGGTATTGATCGCTCCCCAGTTCACGCACGTACTGCAGTTGGCCGGACTCGTGACCGACCTGGGCGAGAAATGCTGCCTGACGCTTTGGCGTATCGATATTGCGATTGGTCATGGCTGCGTTTAGCGCGGATAGAAAAACGCCCGCTTGGCGACGGGCGTTGGGCATGATGCGTTGGAGTTGTTGCTCGGTAATGGACATCGCTTTTTCCTAGGCAAAAAAAGACCGCTCGACGGCGGCAGGTGGTGAAATAGGTACGGCCAGTTACAGCTCCAGGACTTTGACCTCCTTGGACTTCTTCTTTTTCTTGCCGGCCGCCTTGGCCTTGCCCTTCTTCCCTGCGTTGCATTCCACTGTGGTGCTCCAGCCGGACTGGGTAAACACATGTTCTACCGAGTCGACTAGGAACTCACCGTCCAAGCCATCCTTGAAGCCCTGCGCATTAATCTGCCGCTCAGCAAACAGATCAGTGCGCCCTACCATCTCCAGGCGAACCTCGGCGGTCGAGCGGTTGAATGCCGCGAGTCGGGCCTTGGCCGCCTGCTCTGCAGCGGATTTGTTCGGATGGATGTGCCGGTCGGTATGAACGGGGGGCAGCCCTGCAGGGGCGTCGTCGTTGTCCAGGGTCAGATTGACCAGCTCGCCGGTTTTCTTGTCCTGGTACCTGGCTTTGACGGCCTTCTGCATGGTGCGGTCCGTGAAGCGGAATTGCCAGCGGCTGACGTCACTGCGGCGGATGGTGATCGCTGGCAGGTTCTTACCAGTGGCGGTTTGTCCACTTTGGCGGGGCAGCACCAGCAGCTTGCTGTCGGCGACCTTAGCCGTGCAGTCATGATCCTTGGCAAGCCGGGTAATGAAGTTGAAGTCCGACTCGTTTAACTGATCAGCGCGAGGCACTACCGTAGCGACCGGGCATTCGGGTTTCCAGCCATTGCGTGCGGCGATGTCGCTGACAATCTTGGACAGCGGCAAATTTTCCCAACTACCGCTGCGGGTGGTCTTGCCGCTGCCACGCATGTCACTGGCCTTGCCGCGAATGACCAGGGTGTCCGGCGGGCCGGAGACCTCGATGTCGTCGACGGTATAGCGACCCAGGGGGGCAAGTGTTTTGCTGTCATAGCCGAGGTAGATCTGTATCGCCCCCCCTTTTTTGGGGAGGGACACGGCGCCGTCGCGGTCATCAATGCGCAGCTCGAACTCGTCCGACTCCATGCCGGGCTTATCCAACGTGCGCAGCAACAACAGGCGGTCGTTGATCAAGGCAGTGATATCAGCACCATCAGCAACAATTCGAAAGATGGGTTTCATGGATACTCTCCGAGATTCAATCCCACAACTGCACCTGCTCTCCTACCGGCTCAGGGAGATCAGGAAAGGTAATCAGCAACCCAGTGCGCAACGGCTGCGGCTCATCCGCCAACATCCGGTTGGCGGCCAACACTGCCTCGACCGTACCGTTCAAGTGTCCGTAATGCTGATAACACAACGTATCCAGCAGGTCGCCGTCAGACGTTCTGCATATCATCGCCATAGCGTGTGAACTCCAAACTGAAAGTTTGCTTGCGCGGGATCCCGCCAGCCAGCAACGCGCCTTGCTCTTCCTCCAGGCTGCGCAAGCACCAGGTGCCGAGGACTACGCCGTAGCCGGTGGTCAGGTTCAGCGGCAGTAACTGGGCACCGATGGAGCGAAGGGTGTCCAGCTGCTTGAGGCCACCTTTGAACGTGGGGAAGATAGCGCCATTGAGGCTGAGTTTTTCCTCCCCCATGCCCACGGCCTGCTGGGCCGGTCGACGACTGAGGCGCTCTTGCGAGGCCCAGCGAAATTCCGTCTGCCGGCGCAGTTCGTCGAACGCCGCCGTGTCCAGATTGAAATAGAACGGCTGGACGTTGGTTTGCAGCGGCTGCAGGATCAACAGATGCGGGAACGGCTTCACCGCCTCCGCCAAGGGAGTCGCGTTCGGCGCCAAGGCGCTGGAGGGCAAGATGTTCGCCAGGCTTGGACTGACCTTGCCCGCCATCTGATTGATCGCTGTGCTTGCCCGGGCGGCTTGCTCTTTCAAGGTACCCAGGCGCTCATCAATGGCCGATATCGCTCGGGTCGTTTTGCTGTAGGTCGACAAGACCGCGCCGACCTTGGACTGCGCCGCATCGATCCCGCGCATCACCCGCTGCAGCTTTTCGCCAACGCCAGCCGGCACACCGGGAATGCTGGAGAGTTCATCAGCCGCCCCGGTGATTTCGCCAATGGCGCCGTTCACCGGGGCGATCATGCCGTCGATACTATGTCGGCCCGCCTCCCCGGCCTGGACCAGGGATTTGAAGCCGGACTGCAGTTGCTCCATGTAAGCCATGACAACTCCTTAAAAGTGAGGGGCATCGAACAGGTTGCGCCGCGCCTGCTCCCGGCTGAACTCCTCGAACAGCTGACGCATGTACGGCATCATTTCCTGCGCCAGTTGCCGTGGATGCTTGACGTCGCCCTGCACCGTCACCGGCATGGTTGGGGCGAACGTCCAGGCCTGCTCAACGCGAGCAGAATCCGGCTTCGCGGCGGCGCCGGCACTGAGCAATGCAGGTACTGCAGCAGCAGATGGACTTGTCGCCAACGACCGGGCAACGTCTCCCATCAATGGGCCGGTAGCAGTAGCCGGTGCCATCTGAGTAAACCGAGAAATACCCGGCCCACTGGGCTTCGGCAGCAGCAACGGCGATGGCTGAGCCAAGCGTTCTATCGGCTTATCTGGCCCACCGAATGCAGCCTTGCCCACCGCACTGCCCAGCTCACCGCCGCCCCAGCTACCGAGGAAACCGCCAATCAGCCCGCCGACGACGGTGCCGATCACGGGCACCACCGAACCAATCGCAGCACCCGCTGCTGCGCCGGCCAGGGTGCCGGCCAAGGTTCCGGCTGCGTTGCCGTAGCCCTCGGCTTTCTCGTCGCGGGTCTCGGCGTTTTGATAGGTATCGGCCGCGATCAATCCCGCCTCGATCAGCGCCATGGGCGCGCCAACCTTGGCGAATCCGAGCCCTTTGCCCATCATGGCCTTGGGCGCGAATCGACTGGCCGTCGCACTAAGAGGTGCGGCAGCTGCAGCAGCATTGGCAATTACCGCTCGACCACCGCGACCTCGCTTGCCCTTGCCACGGCGCCGCTTTCCATCCCCACCATCGATACCGCCAGCGCCACCGGACGGGTTAGTGACGAACACCCGCTGGATCACATTCGGGTTGCCCATCAGCGAACCACGCCCAACGTTTAGCAGCCCCTTACTAATCTTGATCGCATTTATCGCGGCACCCAGGCCAACCACACCGGCGGCCAGCACAGTCGCGCCACTGATTAGGGTTGGAAACTTCCGTGCCAGCTCTCCAAGCCCGTACGCAACCTTCGCCAGCCCATCTGCCGCGATATCCGTCAGCGGCCGCACCGCATCACCAATACGCGTCATCGACGATTCAATACCTGCAGTCGCGGCTGCCCACTTGCGGTTGGACGTCTCCCGCGCCTTCGCTGCATCCGCCTCGATCTTGGCCTTGCCATCCGTGCCCTTGATCACCGACATATCAGCCTTGATCTTGTCGCCGTATTTGATCTGCGCGAGCAATCCCGCACTTGCACTTTGATCGCTGACGATATTCGCCAGCCCGGCCGCCTCGGTCAGTGCGACCATAGCCTGCTCTTCCTCAGCGCTGCCGTCCGCCGAGGCTTTGATCTTGGCCTTGAGCGCCTCGATTTTCTTAGCCTTGGCCGGGTCCTGCTTCCTGATCAGCTGCTCGCTGAGCAGGATGAACGCGTCCACCGGGTTCGCCGCTTTGCCACTTTTGGTCGCGGCGAGGATCGAGCCGGCCAGGTCGTAACCTTCTTTGGCAAACCGTTCCTGGCTGGTGCTACTGATCACGGCGTTGAGCAGGTTGTCCATGTTGGTGGCCGCTGCCGCCGCGTCCTGGGTTTGCGAGAACTGCGACTGCAGGCTCGCACCGAGGAAGCGCACAGCTTCAGGGCCTTCCATGCCCAGCCGTTTGATGTTGCCGAGCATGGACGGCAGATACCGCGCCATGTCCTTAGGACCGAATGCGCCGATATCACCAGCCGCCGCTACCTGTCCCAGCATGGCCCCCATATCTGCTTGCTTAACACCGGCCTCTTTGAAAGAGTTGATCAAAGTAGCGATGGTGGCGGGCTCCATGCCCTGCCCGTCGATGAGATCGGCGATCTGCCCGGCGTAGCTTGTGGACTCCTTCCACTCGACGCCCTTTTCGATCAATGCGCCAACAGCACCAGCGAGCAGCTTCTGGCTCATGCCTTTGTCTGCGGCAACCTTGCTGATTGCTTGGGTCATCGCGGCCTCTTCATCCGTACCGGCGGTATGAGCCCACAGAGACATCTGACGCATTTGCGCCTGGTAATCCCCTGAGACCTTGGTCGGAATCGCCAACGATGCAGCAAGCGCCGTCGCTTTGCCGAGGGAGTTCTTCATGCCCTCCTTGCCCTGTTGGATCTGCGTATGCCCCAGCGCCTTGAGTTCGGCGCCACGCGCTACCTGGCCGAGGGCCTGGTACTCCTTGCGCAGTTTTCCGACCTCAATGCCCTGCTCTTTCAAGGTACGCATGTTGCCTTCGAGCTTTCGCAAAAGGTCATCGGCCGAGGCCGCACCGGTGTCGTGAGCCTTTTTCCATTCGTCCCGCAGGCGGATGGTGTCGCCGATGGTGCTCTGCAGCACTCGGGCCTTGGTGCCGGTTTCGCCAAGCTTCTTGATGCGGCCTTCAACATCCTTGAAGGCAGCGCCGACCGTGGAGCTGACGACGCCGCCGATGACCAGGCCGAGCGCCAGGTTATTTGCCATAAGAACACTCCAGGCAGGGATGCGGGGCTCAGTCCGTGAGCCACCAGATCATCGTGGAAAAAGGCATGGCCTCGATTTCGCTGGCCGCGAAGTTGAACTCCGTAGCCAGGCGCTTCGCGACCTGCTTCTGCAGGGAGGCGTTAAACCCCGTCATCCTGCACCAGGCGAAAGTAAGCGGCCTGCAGCCGCTGGTAGTCCGTCAGCTTGAGCCCCTCCAGATCCTTGATGTCAGACTCAGTCAGGTTGGCCAGGATGATCGTGTCGCGCTGATCTTCGTCGCCGTTGGAAGCAGACGTCGCGGCACGGACATCACTCACAGTAGGAGCACGCAAGGTCAGGCGGTCGACTTTCATTTCCTTGATCTCGTAGGGCCTGGACAGCGTGACGATTGCGCGTTCGAGATCAACCACCAACCACGCGGGCATTACGCTTTCGTCGTCGGGTATATCCGTGTCATGCAGCAACTGCCCGTAGGCGGCTTGCAGACGTGCATAATCCGTCAGCTTGAGCCCATCAAGATCCTTGGTTCCGGTATCCGAGAGGGACGCGAGAATAGTCATTTCACGCAGCACGGCGTCGTCACCGCCGATAGCGTCCGAGGCGCGCACTTCACGCAACAACGGCGCCCGCAGGGTCAATCCGTCCACCTTGCCACCATCGATATCATATGGACGCGTCAGAGTGACCGTCGCCCTATCAGGACCAAGAGTGAGCCAAGACGGAAGCTCGTTGAGTGTTTTCAGCTTTTTCATAGGATACGTTTCCGTTACAGGCCCAGGTCTCGACGCACGCTGGCAAGTTGATCCACACCGTTGATGACCCGGACGCAGTTGACCGGATCGACTTCGTACATCAGCCGCCCCGCCACTTCGAGCTTGTAGTAGCTGCAGGCAACGGCGTACTTGAACTCGGCAGAGTCACCAGGCTTCCAATCCCCGCCATCAATCTCCTTGAGCATTCCGCGAATGGTCGCGATGACGCCTGTGGTCGCGCCTTTCTGCCCCTTGAAGGAGCCACGGAATACCGCGTTGAAAGCAGTCTGGTCAGCCAGGCCGTAAAACTTCATGGCTTCGGCGCGCACGCCTTTGCCGGCAAAACTGGCTTCCAGCTTTTCCATGCCCTGGTCCATCTCAATCGGCGCATCCATTCCGGCGGCGCGAAACTCGTCGGTTTTCAGGGTCAACTTGGGGAGCGTCACAGTGGTGATATCCCCGGCAAAGCTGACGCCATCGATGTGGGCAGCCATGTTGTAAAGCGTTTGCGGAACCATCGGCGGCTCTCCTTTATGCGTTGGTGTCGAGAACTTCGGTCAGCCACTGGTTGGTGACCTCGACCCGGAAGTTAGGGTTTTCTGCCGGTGGCACGTCGGTGAAGCGGATGTTCCAGTACACCTTGCCCTGCTCCAGCTGGTTAGCCGTGTTCAGCACTGGGTCCGCGAACACCTCGAAGTTGATCACCGCGCCCTGGTTTTTCAGATCGCGCATGAAGTTCGCGAGGCCCTCGGTCACATCGCTGACGTAGGTCTTGGTGATCGAACGGTCGACCGCCCATTTGTGACCGTAGAGGATCGCGTCCATAACGATATCCATGGTCCGCACGCGGGTGACAAACGCCCATTTCGGATCGCTGGAACAGGTGCGATTGCCCCACAGGCGATAGCCGTCATCCCGGATGATCGTAGTGATCTGCGCGTTGTTGAGCAGGTTGGCCCGGCAGGTCTCGTCGCCGTCCAGAAACTCGATGGGACGGCCGGTGCCGGTAATGCCAACAAACTCCTTGTTCGACGGCGAGGCCCAGAAGCCGTACTCCGAATCAGTCCAGGCGAAGAGCCCGGCGACCCAGGCAGAGCTGGGTGCGTCGATGGTGGCACTGAGCGCGGTGTCCCAGAACTTCACACCAGGGTCGACGAGGAATACGCGCTTACTGCCGAAGTTCTCGCGGTACTCCATGGCCGCTTCGTCGGTGGTATTAGGGCCGTCGATGATCGCCATCGCACGCAGCTTGTCGCTCAGCGCGACCAGCGCCGTAGCGACAGGCAACGTCGCGGTATGCTTGGGTGCGGCCAATAAGCGCGGCTGCGCGTTAAAGCGGCTCTTGCCATCCAGCAGCGCCTGCATGCCAGTACGGGTGCCATTCGCCAGGACACCACCAATGATGGCCGAGGTCTGTTCGGCAGCATCTGCGACCTTCGCCACACCACAGGCGACGATCACCGCTTTGGACCGGACGTAGATGGCCTTTACCGCCTGGGTGATTGCTGCATCTGCGCCCCAGGCGACGATGGCTTCGCTCTCGCGGGTGATCAGTAGTAGTTGATCGGGCAACGCACTGACGTCAGGGCCAGGGGTGAAGGTGTCACACAGACCAATGATGGACGATGACGGCACAGCGATAGGCCGCGTACCGATGTCGACGTTGGTCACTGTGACGCCGTGAAAAAAACCACTTGCACTCATTGTGAAGTCTCCATAAATGACAAAACCCCGCAGAGGCGAGGTTTCAATAGGTAGTTAATGGGAACTGGTACCAGCAGAACTCTCTGCAAGATGCGCTAGAGCGTTGCTTCAGCAAACCATTCCGGTTGCAGTGGGCGATGGGCCTCAGCTGGAAAATCCGTCAGTTCAGGCCAGCTTCTTAACTTGCTTCTGTATGACTGCAATTGGCGATATCGCTCATCGGTCAGCGTCGTTGCCTCAGCAAACTCCAGCTCATCACGATGACGCGTTATCAACGGATCGGTACGCGCCAACTGAGTATCACGCCACACACGCTCTTGCTTTTGAAGTTGATCGAGGGAAGGGCCAGGCCGATCGGCAAGCTCAGGCATACCGTCCTTGCCTTTGACGATGACGAACCCAGCCTCGGTTCCTGCAAGTAAGGCAAGGCGCGTATCCTCTTCAACCTCGACAGCATTGGGCGGGATGACTTCGTTGTATTCAGGGCTGAACCACCCCGCAAAGTCGTAGCAGTAATAAAAACGCATGTTTAATTCCCCCAGGCCCAGTAGAAAAGAGTTTGATTACCAGCGCCGGCAGTTGAAGAGACATCCTGGGTGAGCCGGATAACTGAGTTGGATACGAGGCTCGCATAAGCGCTGTAATTCCCATTGTTATTCCAGCCTGACACCCCCATGCCAGCAACCGCGCCGCGAATAGTGTTAAAGGAGATCGGGAGCGTGACGTCATAGCTCGCCTCGGGCGACACCATCGCGCTACCAAATTGAATAATCAGCCCTCCCGGCTGGTCGGGTATGCGGATGAAGTCATTCACGGCAAAGCTGCGTTTTGGCAAGAACGCCGCCAGCAGCATTTGCACGAACTGGGTATTTGCAAGCTGCTCGTTGTTGGAGCCCACACCTGACAGCGGTGCCGTAGGCGCTTTCGGGGTACCGGATAGCAATGGGCTATTCAATGGTGCCTTGGCCGCCAGAGCGTTGTTTATGGTGGTGGCAAAGTTTGGGTCCTGGCCCAGCGCATCGGCTAATTCTTTGAGCGTATCCAGCGCGCCAGGCGCGGAATCTACTAACGCCGCGATGGCAGTTTGAACGAATGCCGTATTCGCAATCTGATCATTGTTCGCCCCTGGAGCTGGTGTAGGCGCCTTTGGAACTCCCGAAAGCGCGGGGCTTGCGAGAGGGGCCAACAGTGCCATGGCGTCGACCAGTTTCTTCAACGTGTTCAGGGAACCGGGCGCGCCACCTACGAGTGCGGCAATCGCCGCCTGGACAAATGCCGTGTTAGATATTTGCTCATCGTTCGTACCCGGTACCGCCGTTGGGGTTTTCGGCGTTCCTGACAGAAGCGGGCTATTCAAAGGAGCTGCGTCAACGAGTTGATACTCTGCGAGTGTTTTCGGATTGCTTCCGCCAATTACCCTGCCCATGCTATCGACGGTCACTGACCGATACGTGTCTGCATATACTCCGCTACGCCCAGCGACCACCTCAAACACCAGCCCCGATGCTCCCAATACAATCGGTCCGTCGGAGGTGAGCTGCCATACCGTGTCACCGTTGGCCGTCCCTTTCTCGACTGAAACAAGGAGGCCTGGTGTGACCTTAATGCTTGTGTCGGCATCCTGCGAACGGCTCCAAGCACCGCTGTTTGAGGCAATGTAGATTCCGTTGGTTTTATCCTGAGCCTGATTTTTCACCAGTACACGGCTGCCTTCGGGTACGGCCACACCGTCGATGACTTGCGGGCCGCTAAGCGTAATCGCCGCAGTGGTCGCCACCAGCACAGAGTGTTTGAAATCCAGTTTGTTGACGGCTTCGGTGACGGCCAAATCGACATATTCGCGCGTCGCAAGCACCACCGCTGGATCAATTTTCAGCACGATGTTGCCGGTGCTGGAAACAATGAAATTCATGCGCACAATCTGTGTGCGGCCAGAGCCTTGAGCAAGCAGTGATTTGTAGCTAGGGGCACAGTTGGCGACCGCTACCAAATCGCCGTCTTCGTCATATAGCCCAAGCTCGCGGACCCACCAGCCCCCGACGTCTGCGGGGATTACTTGTTCGGCGATGATGACGGCGGGATTTACTGGGTCGATAAGGAGCTGATTCAAAGGAGCTCGCCGCTGCTCGTTTATCAACTTGGTTTGTGCGGCGCTGGGCTCAGGGTTAACGCCGTTCGCATCGCCTACTCCCATCTGTGTGAGTTTCCAGGGCAACCCCAAAGAGTTGGCATTTGCCAATTTCGCGGCCCCGACATTGGTAAGGATCGCCATAAATTGCGAGTTCTGATCGATCATGGGTACACGTCCAGGGTGTCAATGCTGTGTTCACGCCCGACCACGCCGATGTAACCAGTGACTTCGATGTCACGCTGCACGGGTGGGTAGACGTCGATAACGTCGCCTTCATACACGGCGACACCGATGTTTATGGCGCCTTGGGTTTCGAGGCTGATCGCCAGCCCTGTCAGCTTGCGACTGACAGGCTTGGCGTCGTCCACCAGCCGTTCCAGCTCCAGATACATCTCTTCGGTAATGCCGGTATCCAGCACGCCGACTTTCAACGCGAAGGTGCCGGGAATGCCTTTGGGCGTGGTCTGCCACCACTCCAGCACCTCGATCAGGTAGCCCAGTGGCTCGACAACGCGACGTAGCGCGCCGATGGTGCCCTTGTGCGCATGCACGAAGAACGCCGAGCGGATCGCTGAACGCTTGACCGCTTCGGGCCAACGGGTATCCCAGCGGTCGACGGACCAGGTCCACGCCAACCATGGCAGCAAGTGCACCGGGCACGTATCTGGGTTGTACAACGTGCGCAGCGGGATCTCGGTCTTTTCGGCAAGTGCGACTTCAATGGCGCGTTCCAGCTGCGTGCTGTTCAGAGGTAACAAGCTGCTCATGTCATCCTCCTAGAACCACGTTGAACCCGGTGCAATATGCCGCCTGGTATTTGGTCGGTTTCAGGTCAACCCAGTCTTTTAACTCGACCCGGCCAACACCGCTGATGTGCAACTGGGCGTCGACCCCGGAGCGAGCGACTTCCAACGCCAGGCGTTTGCGTGGATTGATCCAGGCGGCCAGGCGTTTGATAGCTTCAGCCAGGACCGCATCGTTTTCCGGACCGGCGCCGACTGGGTACAACACGGCGTCAATCCGATACTCGAGGATCTCGGCGCTTTGCACCGTCAAGCGATCACCCACCGGCCGGATGTCGTCGTCGCTCAGCTTTGCGAACACCTGGTCAAGCAGCGCCTGATCAGCCTGCCCACTACCGGTTAGGCTGAGCACCGTGACCACAACCTCGGCCGGCGCTGGACTTTCCGCCGTCGCATCAGCCACCAGCGCCGAGGCGTTGCGAGCATGGAAGATGTAGCTGTTGCGCGGGCCGGCCGTGGTCAGCCCCTCATACACCAGTTGGATACGCTCGCGCAGCGCATCGTCCGACTCCTTGACCTCCTCAACCGGCGGCACGGCGAGCAAGTTTTCCGGCTGAATCACCAGACGCTTGAGCCTGACGTTGGCCGCGAGCTGATCGAGGTCCTCCTTTTCCGCATAGGCCAGCAGCAATGCCTTGGCCGCATCATTGACCCGCGACCGGTTCTGCATCTTGCCGTAGGCGCCCAACTCCACCAGCTTGACTACCGGGTCGCTCTCAAGCGCCGCCGACCAGTTGTCGCCCATGTAACCGCGAAAAGCTTCCAAGCCTTCCTCATACAGCGCTTCATAATCCAGGGATTCCAGCACCTGCGGTGCCGGCAACGCCGATAGATCCACCGTACTCATGCCGACACCTCCAGCAGCATGCGCTCGCCCTGATAATTACCGGTTAACTTAAAGTCGATGCGACCGCTGACTATCGCGACGACCTGCACCTGCTCAAGCTTTAGCCGCGGCTCCCAACGCCCGAGCGAACGCGCTACCTCGGCCTGTACCGCGCTCTTCCAACCGGCGTTTACCGGCAGGTCGACAAAGCGCCGGATCTGGCTGCCGTACTCCGGGCGCATCCGCCGACTGCCCACGGGCGTGGAAAGAATGTCTTCGATGGACTGCCGGAGATGGTCGAGCCCGGACAACGGTTGGCCGGTGCGGCGATCCAGTCCGATCATCAGGGTTACTCCACTTGCTTAAAGTCGGCATGTTTTGAGAGGTAGTTATGCAGCACGTCGTCGCTCGCACTAATCCGGCCCTTGATCACCACTGCCGCACGTCCATCCGGCAGGATCAGGGTGCGCGAGGTGTAAATCTGGTCGAGGAACACCACACCGTCACCCGCTGCCAACATCGTCGAGGCTGGCGGCTCAATGACCGTTATTAGCTGACCGTCAGGTTTGTTCTTGCTCATAACGAAGCTCCCAAAAACGAAGAAACCCGCACTCGGCGGGTTGTATAAACCTGTGTATCAATGCGTGTGGTTCGCGCTGTTTCCGGCGGCATCGATGATCTTGCCGGCACTGTTGATGTTGCCGGTTGTGTTCAATGTGCTATGGATCTGAGTGGCGCCGTCAATGGTGACCACGCCCACCAGGTTGATCTCGCCGGACACCAACGTGGTGGCGTCAGGCGTCATCTCCAGCACAGAACCGCCGACCTTGATCGTAACAGCGCCGGCGGGCAGATCGATGGTATAGCTGCTGGCTTCCCAGTCGTAGACCAGAGAACCGCCATCGTCGAAACGCCAGACCTCGACGTGATCGCGATTGTCGGGTTGCGCGCCGGCATTGCCATACAACCCAGGAATAAACGTCCCCATCGCTGGCTCGCCGCTGGGACTGAACAACACGCCCTGCTCTCTTAAGCTTGGCGCCCTCCAGTGGCGCGCCTTACCGGCAGCCAGGCTGTGCCAACGCACCCAGGCGCTCGTCCAGCCGTCCGCCTGTACACGCACCATCGCTGTCGTGAGGTCCACGGCGACCACCACGCAAGGCATCATCATCGAGGCGATCATTCGATCATGCTGTGCAGAGGCGTAGCTCATTACAGATCCTCCGGCCTGATGTATTTATCCTGACTGCCTGGACCGATGTCTTCGTTGAACCCCAGCACCAACGTGCCCGGCGGTTCATCCGGCCACGGCCACTCTTCGGTGCCCAGATAGATCGTTTGGTCCCACTCCACCAACCAGACGAAATAGCCGTCTAGTTCTGGCTTGGTCCAGTCCTGTGTGGACCGCACGAACTTGGCACAGTCGACCTCCATGCCCCAGCTTTGCGCCCGGAGCAATACCGCTAGCTGAGACGCCAACTGCACCGCCTGACGTTGCGGATCCGCGCTGATCGAATCGACGATAATCCGTGCCTCGAACTTGCAGGTGAGCGCGGTTTCGCCAGTGCCGATTTCCGGTGCAGGTTCCATCTCAGCCATTTCCAGCAGCACCACGGGCGTGGGGATGCTGGTCTCTGCCGACAGATCCGGCCAGAACGAAACGCCCTGAATTCCCGGCAAATGCTCCTGCAGGTACTGCTCGATGGCCTCATATAAACGGTTGAGGCTGAAGGGTTGATCAGACACGGGCGTTCCCCTTGAGGTATTTCTGCAGTTCAAAGTTGAGTTCTTGCTTGAGGATCTCCAGCAAGCGCTCATCGGCACGTTTCACCCAGCTGTCGAAGTGCGGTCGCACCTGGTCCAGCGATACTTTGGCTTTCGCCAGCGGGAAGCGGTTGTCGTTTTCCGCGATGAAACCAGAGCTGCGCCGCCTCTGAGCACTGCCTGGGTAGTCCGTGGCATTGAAGTGTTTGCTCGACGTGCGGATCCAGATATCTGGACCGCTGCCGTAAACCTGCTTGAAGAACGCACCCTGGTACCGCCGCCCCGCCACCGAGACACCGGGGCGGGTTTGGCGAGCCTTCCCGATCCGACTGGCCTCAATGGCGTTGACCCCGAACCACAACTTGCCGCGCATCGCCCCGCCGCTGACCGGATAAGCCCGAAGGCGTTGCCGGACGGCGCCGATGGCGATGCGCTCCTGCTTGCCTACGGCTCGGGCAATGTGAGTGCGCAGCCAGCCCAGCGTCTTGTTGATCGCACGGCGTTGAGCTACCGCGGCCGCCTTGGGCACCAACTGGCCGAACTCACGCAGGGCCTGGGAATGCACCGCCGATGGCTGGATGTTGATCATGCCGCTGTCGCGGGTTTGCTGTACGTGGCTGCCGACGCTCATGGACGCTTCCTCAAGATCAGGGCCACCAGGCCATTACCGTTGGGCTCCAGCTGCAGCAGGTCGTATTCGCCACCACCATCCAAAACCGGCACGTCGACCGTGACCCGCAGTCCTTTGCTGAGGCCTTCCGAATCCTTCACGCGGATCTCAAAGCGAGGCTCGCGTATGGCGGACTGGACCTTGCCGAACGCGGGTTGCTTCCAGGGTGCCGAGAACATGCCCAACACCGGTTCGGTGCGGCCCTCGATCTGGGCACTGTCGCCCAAGGTCTCGAAGACCACATCGTCGATGTCGTCGATCAGGTCGCGGAAGGCCACGGTCACATCTCCAGCAGGATCTGCGCCCGAGGCCGCGTGCACAGGTGCAGCGGGTTCGACTGCGCTTCGCCGGCCACGCCCTTGTTAAACGGCAGCGGTTCGATCTTGCTGTAGTACGGGATGCCCTGGGTATTGACTGTTTCCATGTAGTCGGCCGGTGCAAAGGACGAGAGGTACAGATCCGGTACGCCCTCAGGGATCAGCAATGCCTTGTCATCATGGACAAACGCAACGCCGGCAACCTTGCCGCGATAACGCTCCCAGACGATCCCGCCGAACTCGAAGCTTTCACGGGCATCGCCACGCAGAGATGCAGCCTGCATGGTGTTGAGGTAGGTCTCTTTCACCGACTTATGAACGATCAGCTTGTTCCAGAAGTTCTTGCCGCACAAAGCACGGGAGCCGGAGCTGGTGACGCTGCCGAGGGCCTCCTCCTGCATATCCAGCGCTTCGCCGCATTTGACCCGCAGCTCGGTATCCGGACTGTTCAAACCCATCTGCAGCTTCTGGCGATTCACGCCGAAGGATTTGTAAATATCCAACAGGACGGTCTTGCCATCGGCGTCCAGCACCTGCCCGTTCAATGCACCCATGCGCTGGAATTCGTGGGTGGCATCCAACTGGCGACGGGCCTTCGCCAGGCGCTTGTTGACCACGTCCTGCACGGCCTGCAATTCGCTGCGGGTGCCAAAGGCGCGGATGCCCTGGATCTCATCCGCCTTGATAGTGAAGCGCTCCGGCAGGTGAACGGTGTTGAACGGGATCAACGTACGCTTGGTCCCGCCAACCACCAGGCCCGATGTACCACGCTCGCCCGCTGGCACCAGGGCCAGGGTGTCGCCGTCCTTCTCGATCTGCACGGTCAGGGTGCTGATGCCTTCTTCGCGGAACAGGCCGAGGCTGCTGATGCGGCCCGGCAGGTATTCTTGTTCGTTGATTGCAGCGGTCAGCGAGGAGACGCTGAACGCATCGTCTTCAAAAATGGCGATATCGGCCATGGGGGTACTCTCCAGAAACAAAAAATCCCGCACGCGGCGGGATGGGTAAGTGGGGTGAACGTCTTAGCGGACGATCACGAAATGGGACGCCAGGGCTTTTTCGGCGGCCGGGTCGAGTCCGGTCAGGTGGGCTTCGCTGACCTCGGCCAAGCGCACGACAGCACGACCGCGACGAGGAACATCTGACTCGCCCAGCGGGCCGTAGAGGATCGCGATGGCGTTTTCGGTACCGTCCTCAGCGGTTGGCTGATACGGGGCAAATTCGCTGGTGGCGGTGATCAGGCCCAGGATCTGGCCCGGCTCCAGCGCTGCACCAGCCGCGACGTTGATCGCTTCGCGGGAAATGTTGCCAGCGCCTTCGGACAGCAGGAACTCGCCCGCGTGCATCGATTCGGTTTTCATACTCTTGCTCCTTTCGAGGTTCCGTTCTGTGCTGCCTGACGAGCGGCCCAGACTGCGTGGGTATCGACCTGTTTGGCCTTGATTGTTGGGGCTGGGTCATCGTCCAGCGGTAGGCAGTTGTTGATTTCAAAGCCACCGCCGCTGCTCACCAGCTTGTCGAAAAGCCGTGCCCTGACAGCAGCTTCATCCAGCCCCGCCGCGATAAACTCGCCGGTCAGTTCAGGCAACCGTGCTGCAACACAAAGGCCGTGCATCACTTTGGCTTTAGTCAGCGCCGCCTGGATCACTGCTTCGCTTTCCAGCTTTGTCGTGGCGAGAATCGGGTCTACCAGATTGCTGATGCCCGCTGCCGCGCACCCTTGAGTGACCAGCAGCGCCAGGCTGGCTGCATCCAGCACGGGAGGAGGTTCCGGTGGCTCGCTCGGCTCAGCATCCAGTTGGGCGAGCAACTCAGGCGGGGCATGCTGGAAACGCTGCAGCACGCTGCCCTGACCGAGGCAGGCGCTGACCTTCAGGCCGTCACCCACCTCATCAGCCAGACCCAACGCTACCGCTTCATTGGCAGTGAGCCAGGTCTCGGCGTTGACCATGCGCCGCAGCTCCACCTCATCGATGTCCGGCGCTTTGGCTTTGTAAGCCGCAATGATCGCTTCCAGCGTCTGGTCCAGCACATCGGCGACGCGTCGGAAGTCCTCAGCATCGCCACCGGTAAAGGTGTAGGGGTTGTGGATCATCAACATGGCGTTGGCCGCGATCACCACCCGGTGAGCGCCGCACACCGCGACACTGGCAGCGCTGGCCGCCAGCGCATCAATGCGCCCGGTACAGCGCTCGCCCAATCGCGACAGCGCATTGTGGATCGCCAGGCCATCGAACAGGTCACCGCCGATACTGTTGAACGCGACGATCACTGGTGACGCACCATCATCCATGGCGCGCAGATCCTGCACAAACTGATTGGCGGTGACGCCCCAGGCGCCGATCTCGCCATAGACGAATATCTCGATGTTGCGCTGCTCGGCTTCGCCGCTGGCCTGGAAGGTGTACCAGCTTTTATCGGCGACTTTTACCTGCTTGCCCGCCTTGTCATAAACGCGGGGTTTGGCTTTTTTGCTCATGGTTGTTCCTTGTCATCGATCACCTCGATGGCTTCAAGAGTCGTGTAGTTGAGGCCAAGGTCCGTGGCCCTGACGAGATCGGCAGCGTTTTCCGTATCGACCGTTTCCGCGTCGTAGCCGGTACGCAGCACCATCTCGCTGCGCGAGGCAAAGCCCGCCTGCACTTCCATCCGCCGCGCCTGCACGTCCTGCAACGGCTGGATGTAAGCCCAGCCTTGAGGCACCCAACGCGTGCGCAGGTATTCGCGGCGGCGTTGCGCGTAGTCTTCCAGCACCAGGGCGCCGGACAACACCGCCATGTCCATCCAAGCCGCCCGCACCGGGCGACACAGCTGATGCACATACACGCCGAATTGCAGTTGCTCCAACCGGCGCCGGAACTCGTTGAGCACGACCCGCAGCGCCCGGTCATTGACCTCCCGCATATCGCCAGTGAGGATCTCGTACGGTGTGCCCGACCCCGCTGCCGCAGCCATCAGTTGCTGACGCATAAAGTCCGGGTAATTGTTGCCGGCGTCCGGTGGTTTGGAGAACTCCACCTCTTCACCTGGCCCCAGCTCCTGCATGGTGCCGGGCTCCAGGGCGACCATCGGCGTGAAGCCGTCGCGGTCGGTGGTCAGGAGTTGCCCCGTGACAGGGTCACGCGGTTGTTGCCCCATCTCGGGTGATGGCCGCTTGATGAAACCGGCAAATAGGTTCGCCACTTCCTGGCGGAACAACACCGCGTCGTCGTAGTTGTCCAGGCTGCGCAGGCGCTTCAACACGGGCGCCAGGCGCGGTACGCCGCGCAACTGACCGGGCTCCATCGGCTCGAAGATGTGCAGCACCTGCGCCGCCGGTACACGTATCAGCTGGTTGTAGCCGGTGTTCAACGACGACGAATCCCGTGGGTGCGACAGGTACATCCAATACGCCACACGCTTGCCGGCCGGGTTGAACTCGATCCCGGCGCGGATCACGTTGCCGTTTTTGGCGGTCTCGAACTTGTCGTGTGGGACAAACTCGGGGGCCAGCGCCTGCAGCTGCAACGGCACCGCCAAGCCTTCGCTCGGACTGCGCGGCCTGAGCCGCACAAAGCACTCACCGGCCGTTTCCACGGTGCGCGCCACCAGGGCCTGCATGCCGTAGAAGTCGGTCAACTCGTCGGCGTCCGCCTCATCCACCCAGTCGTCCCACAGCTGTTGCTTGAGTTTGCGCAGGGCTGCATCATCCGTGGTCGGCCTGGGCGTGATGCCGGTGCCGATCAGGTTGCTGACGCGCTTGTCGATAACGTTGAACGCGTACGGGTCGTTACGCACCGCCGCCCGCGAGCGAGCCCGCAGGTTGCGCAGGGCCGGGGTGTTGATGCTGTTGATGCCGTTGTCGGTGGCTTCCCAACTGGCCGAACGCCGGCCCTCCCCGGCGCCTTCGTAACTGGCCTTGATGTTCGAAGGCAGCAAGAATCCATTACGGGTGAGCGTCGGATAATGTCGGGCCATTAGAGTCCCTTGCCTCCGTGGGTAAGTCGAATCACGCGAGAGCGTGGCCCGGCGGCGTTGGTCAGCGACGTGCGGATCTCGTCACGGGCCTTGAGCAGTTCGTCGATGGAGCGGTATTCCACCGTGCGGTCGCTGTAGCGCACGGTCTTTTCACCGCGCGCGATGGCGCGCTCGATGGCCTCGAGGTGCTTCGGGGTAAACGACATATCAGCGTCTCTTGAGGTAACAAGATCAGGACAGAACTAGCCTATCAACGGCAGGTGTCGTTCCAGGCCTTTGCCAGCCAGCAGTTGTAGAACATACGCATAGGCGAAGCATCGCCTTCGTCGCGTGCTTTCTTGGCCCACTCATACTGCTCAGCGAGGTGTGCCCAGCCGTACAAACCAGATGGTGAATACAGTGTGTTTAGATGGAACCCACTTGTTTGCCCATCGCCTTCCGAATGCGAGCGCCACTCGCCTAAAGTGAGCATTTCGCTTAGATGGTTTTCTGTTATAGGAGAGGCGCACGATGAGTTTCCACATCGGTAATGCACTGCATTGAAGTCAGCTGTGTATTGGAGCTGTTCCCACTCTAAAGTTTGCATATGGCGACAATGAGGACACGGCACGTAGTAGTGGCGCTGATCACTTTCTGAAAACAAACTTTCAATCTTAGAGGCACCCGAAACTGTCGGTGTACCTGAAAAATAAAGCTTAGACTTCCGATCGGAGGTATCAGTGCATGCCTCAGCCAGTGCCAATAGGTCAGTGTTCTGCTCAACATCTACAGGCCAATTGTCAATCTGTTCGCAGTAAACATAATCCGCTGGGAACGACTGATAGGCCAAAGAGCTAGCCCCAACCAAATGTATCGAACATCCGTCAACGTAACGATCACGCGGGTCGCAGACAGAAGAAACGCAATGGCGAAGAGCCGGAGTAGCCCCAAAATCCTTACTAATGCGGCGCCTCAATCGCGCCGCCCACTGACGAGTAGGCAACAAAACTAAGATGCTCGCTGGCGACGTATGAACCAGCGAGCCGACCCAGTTGATGGCGATTTGAGTTTTCATCGTTAGCGTAGCGGCCATCACGACTACACGTTTGCTTGGATGGTTGTGTGAAAGACAGCGCATCGGCTCGCGAGCGTAAGGTGTTCGTTCAATGCGATATGGACCAGGCCCCAGAATGCTTTCTGGTACCTGCATATTTTCAGCGGCCCATTCATCCACATAAGTCATATCAGCGTCTCTTTAGGTAACCGCTGGTGGAACTGCGGCGTTGTGGGAGTGCAGCGGGTCGCGGTGGGGAGACAGATGCCGCAGGTGTTGGTGCGGGTAGTGACTTACGCGCCGCAACCGGTTCAGGTGTTTCTTCAACACCGACGCGCTCGCCCTGCACGGGCTTGACGCCAAAGACATCGTCAAACAAGCCGGACTGAGCCAGCGCCTGGCGTACCCGATCCCAGTCGTGTTCCTGGTAGCGGTTGATGCCGAGGTAATGCGCCATTGCCAGGCAGTACACCATCAGGTCGAGCGCCTCGTTGCGCTCGGCTTTGCTCTTGACCCATTCGATACGAACGGATTTCCCCCTGATATAGCGGGCAACTTTGCGCTCAGCGACGCACTGGGCGAAAAACTCGTCCGGTAGATCGTTGGCAAAGTGCAACGAGCCAGGGCCGTCCTCGAAGGCGTAGCGGTTGTAGATCCAGTCCTTCGCAGTGTCAGTACCAACAAACCATAGCTCTACACCATTGCGCTCAGTCTGACCTTTCCAAGTCACATCCATCATGGATGGGCGTTGAGCAATCACGTTCCTACCAGGCTTGCTTGCACCTTTGATAGCGAGGATGCTGCGCCAGCGTCGCACGCGGCAGAACTGGTAAACCTCGTCGGTGTGGTGACCGCCGGAGTCGACCCCCGTCGCCAAAATCGCCAGACCAACGCCGCAAGGGTGCCGGTATCGAACCTTGAGTTTTTCGTCCAACACTGCCCAGGTGCGTTCATCGGCAGGATTACCCCAGATCACTTGGTGGTCGACCACCCAACGTTCCATCCCTACACCGAAACCCATCACCATCAACTCCAGGCGGTTTGCCTGGACGTCGACGGCACCGGTCAGCATCATCACCCCTTCTGGCATGCTGCCAAGGGTGTAGGTCTCCAGCCGTGCACGGGCGATCAACACCTCGGCCTTGGTTTGCTCTTGCGCGCTGTCCCAGACTTTGGCGAGACGAGTGTTGTAGAACACCTGCATCAGGCCTAATTCGCCTAGTGCCTGGGCTTTCTTGGCGTCTTCGAACTCCTCGGCTAGCGAGGGCCAGTCCTTCCAGCCAATGGGCGAATATAGGGCGTTCAAGTGGAAGCCCACCGTCTTGCCGTCACCGTTGCCATGGGCACGCCACTCGCCACGGGCGAGCATGTCGGTCTTGTGGTGCTCCTCAATCAGCACGTCGCAGTCAGGTGACGCGCAATGGTAGTGAACTGTTTTGTAGTCCTTGCTGTAGAGTAACCGCTCCCATTCCAGCACCTGCATATGCCCGCAGGTGGGGCATGGCACGTAGTAGTAACGCTGGTCGCTGGACTCGAACAGGTCCGAGATCCGCGAGGCGCCCTTGATCGTTGGCGAGCTGGAGAAGTAGATCTTGGCATTGCGCCCAAAGTTGGTGGCCCGCGTTTCCGCCAGCACGATAGGGTCACCTTCCTGACCGACATCGTTCTCCCAGCGGTCGACCTCATCGCCATAGATGTAACGCGCCGACAGCTCCGACAGGTTGGCCGCAGAACCCGCCGTTGTGACGTACAGGGCGCCGCCCTCGAACTCCTTGGTATCCATGGTGTTGCGGGCGTCCCGAGAACGGCTGGCCGCTACCCGCTTCGCCAGTTCCGGTGTAGCCTTGATCGTCTTGCTGATCCGCCCGGAAACCCGCTTGGACAGACTCAGACTGGGCAACAGCGCCAGGATGTTGGATGGTGCCATGTGGATCAGGCCGCCCATCCAGTTCAAGGCGATCTGGGTTTTCATCAACTGCGATGCCACCATGGTGATCACTCGCCGGCACGGGTGAGCCGGTGACAAGCAACGCATGGGTTCGCGAGCGTATGGCGTGCGATCCGTGCGGTACTGGCCGGGCTCAGGCGCGCCGGTATCGCGAGGGATGCGCATGTACTCGTCGGCCCACTCGTCGATCCAGAGGTCTGGGTCGGGTCGCAGCCCACGGAAATACGCCTCACGATACGCACGGTCACCGTCAGGAAATTCCGTGGTCATAGGTCAGCCCGTTGTCATTGCTCGTTCAAGATCGGACGAGGACATACGCTCAGCCTCTTCCAGTGATTTACGGAGTGTCGCCGCCAGGTGTTTCTCGATATCCCAGGGGTCGGTCATTACTGCCACCTTGTGGGAAAGCTGGGGGAGCAGGCCGAACAACTGGTCACGCAAATGGCGCCCCGCGTTGTAGGCCCCAAGCTCAACAGCATCCCTGGAAACCAGCGAACCCTGCGCCTTGTGCAGCTCGATCTCGGCCAGCTGCGCCAGGTTGTGTTCGCGCATGGCGCGAGCCTTCTGGAAGTCGTGGCCCTTGGCGGTGATGGGCTGCTGCGGCGCAGCCGTGTTAGTCGGCTCGACCAGGGGGGACAGTTGACTGTAAACGTCACGCTGGATCCGCTCCTGCTGGTGTCGAACCGCAACGGCGGCCTTGCTGGGGTCGGCGGTTTCGAGGATCAGTGCTTCGGTTGCCAGCACGTCGACCTTCTTGCCATCCGGCGACAACACCAGACGGTTGTTGTCTTTGAGCCAGGTGATGTAGCTCGGCGTCCTGCCGATGCGAGCCGCGAAAGCGCTTTTAGACAGAAAAAGTGGATCCGTCATAAGCCCTCCTTTTCAACGACTTTTCAATGGAAACCTTTCAATTTCAATGGATTGAATTTCAGTAAGCTGGCAGCCCACCCGCTAATGCTTTCCCGCGGGTTTCATGCCCCGTGTCCCTCGGATGCTCCCAGGGTCCCCGGCGAATTTTCGGCGCACCATTTTGATGCGAAGCCCTACAAGGCACGTTACATGGCCTCCAGGCCATCAAGCCTGATCGCTTCCCGAGGGCGGCACATCGCACACGCCCAACCGTTTAGCGGCCCAGCGTTCGTACAGGCCTATGGCGACATCGGCGCCGGCCATTGCAGTGAGACAGCCAATGCTGCCCGCCGCCAATACCGACATGCCCGATGCATGCAGCAACATCATGGTTGATAGCCCGCAGACTACGCAGGCACCAGACCGAAGGAGCAACCGGCGAATCAACGACCAGCCGCTTACCCCGGCTTTGTCTGCTCGCCATGCCTCGCCCGATATTCCGCCGACCAGGGACAGCACGATCACCATCCAGATCGGCATATCAATAAGCGCTTGCTGCTCGTTCGTCATCGCCCTACCCCATAAACGCAAAAACCCGGCGCAATGGCCGGGTTCAGTGTGGTGGTGAGTCCCGCTGCTTGCGGTCGCACCTATCGAAGATGGGTACTTTTTACAGGTGGATTTTACTGGCAGCAAGCTGGTTTTAATGCCATGGCGCAATACGGGTGCAATACAGGTATGACGCAGGTGCAACGCAGGGACAACGCATTCAATCGGCTATCGCTTCTGGTGCCTTGTCTGACCTGTCCCACTAATCTGGATCGGAGTAGGACAGCTAAAGGCGCCTGAATATGGGGCTCTGCCCTACTGTCCTACCTTTATTCCTTTTCTCTTGTGTATAGAAAGAAAGTTAAAAGCACGCGTGCGCGCCATGGGCGCGACTACGTGCCCGCTATGCTCATGTGTGCGTGGGGGGATGAAGGTTGGACGGTAGGACAGGCCAACAACGGCGCGGCCTGCGCCTGTCCAACTACGCTAAATGCGAGTTGGACAAGACGGGACAGTAGGACAAAGGCATGCGGAGTGACGCCAAGGGTCATGCGGCTTTCCCCATCAGCATTCCCTGGATGAACACATGGGCGTCATGCAGACGCATGTAGTAAGTCCGTGAGCTGCATGCGCAATGCAAAAGCTTCTGAGACAGGAAGCTTTCGTGGTTGCAGTAGTGCTCCCACACGACCAGTGCAAGCCGAGGCGGCAGGTGCTTCCTGACGATCAGCTCGATATCCACCGATTCATCCAGCAACACCCGACTACCCCGCGTCCCACGTATCAACTCCCCTTTGCACTCCATCAGCATGGCGATCATATTGCCTCCGCTCGGGCCGCCCACGTTCTCCGGTACGGGCGAGTGCAGATCCTGCGCCCATAGTTTGAGCATCTCGTCGATTCGCTTAATCAAAGCAAGGCTCCTCCATCTCCGACTGCTGCAGAGCAGACGCACGCCCCCAACCCGCAGGTTTTTCATAGGCCCAAGGCCGCACACCGCTTTTAGGCAACGCCGGCATACGCCGCTTGCGCCAACCCAGCCGGTGCATGATCGCCCCGACCCGCATCTGCTCGGGCTTACCCCAGTGGCCGAAGTCCAGCTTCAGCGCCTGGGTCAGGATCTCGTTACCGGTTGCGGTTTCGCCGATCTGCGACTCCTCCAACCAGCTGAGGATTGGCCCTTCCCATTCATCCACCACAAAGCGCTCGTCCTGGGCCTCCGCGAACATCCAAGATTCGTCCTTGGTCACCCACCAGATATCGCCCGCTTCAAAGCAGAACAGCGCCTCGGCCCACAGCTGATCGCGGATCTCGCGCAGTTGCTCCAAATCGACCTTGTTGCAGAACACCGGCCAGTAACGACGGTTGCCCGTGGCGTCCTTGAGGTATTCCTCTTGGTTGGTGGTGCCCACGAAAACACACTGGCGTGGCACGTCATTCGTTCTGCGGCCGTAACTCTCGCGGTAGGTGTCGGTGGACGCGGAGAAGAACTGTTTTGCCTTGGTACTTTCGGCCTTGTTGAAGCTGTCCAGCTCCCCCAGTTCAACGATCCACTTACCGCGAATTGCCTGGAAGCTGTCCTTGTCGCCGAGGGCAAAGGGCGTATCCATGAACCACTCGCCGCCGAGCACGCCCATGGCAGTGGACTTACCAGCGCCCTGCCCGCCTTCGAGGATCATCACCGAGTCTGCCTTGCAGCCTGGACGCATCACCCGTGCAACTGCGGAGATCAGCCAGCGCTTACCTACCTTGGCCGAGTACTCGCTGGCATGGACGCCCAGCACGTCGGTCAGCCAGGTTTCAATGCGTGGCACGCGATCCCATTCCAGCTTCTCCAGGTACTCACGCACCGGGTGGAAGGCGTGATCGTGGGCAACCACGCTTACCGCTTCGATCACATGGGACGCTTTGACCCGCAGGTTGTATTGCTGCGCGAGCCACTTCATCACTCGCATGTCGTCAATGTCGGCCCAATCGCCTGCACCCCCGCCGAAGGGAGCGGACCGTAGTTTGACGATCTTGGAACTGAACACGCTGTAGCCGATGACACCGGCCCAGCGTTCGTCATTGCCGAGGATCAGCTCGACGTTTTGCATGTGCGCGATCAGGGAGCCGTTTTCGGTGCGGGCCAGTTGGTCCTTCCAGCCACCTGCCGCCGGAGGCTTGACCACCGCGAGCACCTGGCGGCGGACGGCCTCCAACCCCTCGGCGACGTGAAGGTCGTTGAAGTCGGTCCACTTGATCTCGCGCTCGCCGGAGAACACCGGGGCGACGACTTGACCGCCGAAAACCAAGGCGGCGTTGTTGGCTTTCTCTTCGCCTGGGTTCCAGGGATCGCCGTTGGGGCGTTTAGTCTTCCAGTCATCATCGCGACAGATAATCAGCGGACAGCCGGGGAACCGCTCGCGCATGGCCTTGGAGACCGGCAGCAGGTTGCCCGCGTCGAAGGCGATGGCTACCGTCAGTGAAGTCGCCATATGCAGGCTTGCGCCCGTAGCGTAGCCCTCACACACCAGCACCGGCTCGCCCGGTTCAGGGTGTGGGCCGATCAGGTGGAAGGCGCCTTCCTTCGACATGCCGTAAGGCCAATACGCTTTATCCCGACCGGTGTCCTCTTGCTTCGCGGGGAAGATCACCTGCAGGCCGACGATCTGGTCACGCACGTTGCACATAGGCACCAAAAATGCGCCGGTACGTGGCGCATAGCGAACCTTGAAGCCGACGATCTGCTTTCGATCTAGGTAGGCGCTCTTGCCCTTTTCGGGCATTCGCTTGAACAGGCCGGCGGCGCGGTTGGCTGCTCGGCGTGACGCGTTGGCCGCGATCTCAGCGGCCTTGCGTTTGGCATCCTCCTGGCGAGCGCGCATGACTTCGCGCTCTTCGGGACTCATGCGTCCGGGCTTGACCTTGATCTTCTGGGTCTCGCCGGAGCGCCAGTCACCGAAACTGCCGAAGATCAGCGTCTCGTTCTTTTCGGTGCGGTGTTCATGGATGACGTACCAGCCGTTCTTTTCCTTGCCCTTATCCTGGGTGGTTTTGCAACGGGTGAGCTTTCCGAATACGAGGGGCTGAGCGGGTTCGAGACCGTAGTCCGCGAACTGATTGAGCACGTCATCGAGCATAACGGGAAGCCCTCTGGTCATCGACGGTCTTGCACTCAATGCAGAGCGTGCACCCGGGTTGTGCCAAACGACGTGCTTCGGGGATGGGGCCATCGCATTCGTCACAGAACATCAGCGAATGCTGAGCCGTGTTGGACATCAGCGCCAAGCGTGCAGCAACGGCCTGATCGATACGCTCTTGCACCAGGTCATTTGCGAAATCAGCGATATCAGCCACGTTCCACCCCACAAGTCGTCTGGTTGACGTAACGAGCGCGGTTGTACATCCCCAACAATCCCTGGATGCCGCGAAACACCAACTGACGAATCTCCGCCAACTCGCCGTCATCGACCTTGCCATCGCCAATGTGCTTGGCCCAGGTCTCAGACAAATCCGCAACCTGCCGGAAGAACTGCGCGATCCCCGTGGTGAGGGTTTCAGGCATGTCATTCGTGTACGCCTCGGCCAGCTCCTGCCAAATCGTGTCGCCGACCAGGCCGTGCACCGCATCGAGAATGCGACGGTCCTTGGTCAGTTCAAGGATCTCGCCGAACTCCTGGACATTGACAGTGTGAGAGGGATGGGTAGGAGACAACTTGTGCTGCAGGGTGGTGGCATTTCGACCGGTGGTGGCGGCGATTGCTGCGGCACCGCCGGGATAGTCCCGTGCGGCGTGGTACAGGGCTAATTCGAGCGTCAGTACTTCCCTTTGCGCTCGATCAACACAGCTTAAAGCTACTCGGCTCATGGCATTAATCCTACTAAGTTGCCAGTGCCCCGCGACATGCAGTGGTGTTACATTTGCCGCGTGGCTTGAAAGGGCCCAAACGCCGGCCAGATCTTAGGGATCGAAACCGGCACCGTGCCGAGGCAAACAATCCGTTGCTCACCTCTGGCGCAACAGCTGCCTAATCTGTGGTGGAAAAGGCAGCAACACCAAGGCTTCCGAGCCTTGGAAAGCGCGGTAAAGGGAGGCGGTTTAGCATGTGGTGTGCTCGCCTATCTTTATCGCGACCCGGCAGCGCTGTGGTGGTGCGTGCTGGGAGGAATTAGGCGACCTTAAGGGTCGCCTTCTTTCTTTTTACGATACTGCTTTTAGCGGAGCCGAAGCGTTCAACAGCCAAGCTGCCTGGAAGGCATTGCCTTTCAGCTTCGCCGCAGTGGCTAAAAGTTCTGCGTATTCGGTTTCTCCGGTGTAATCCGTTCGCGGCAAACACGCAGCCTGACGCCATTTGTTCAACGCCTGATAGCTTCTATTGCAAACCTTGGCAGCGGCACCGATGCCGCCTACGGCCTCAAAAGCGAATGCAATCGCATTAGGGAAATCAGCGGGATCCAACATTACAGCCTCCAATTATCAACTCACGGTTGATATTACATAGCAACTGACTATTGCGCAACCTTTGTGAGACTCTCAACCTATGGTTGACAAAAACTCTCTTCGCGCAGCTTTTAGCGAGCGCCTTCATCAAGCCCTAAACGATGCCGGAGTTCGGAGTCGAGGACGAGGCGTGGACGTCCATCGCCAGTTAAAGAGCATGGGCGTCGAAAAGACAACGCAAGCAATAAGCAAATGGCTGAACGGCGAAGCCATTGCTGAAGCAGACAGCATGACGGCGCTTTGCTCATGGCTACGGGTGCGACGTGAATGGTTAGAGTATGGGGTCTTACCAAGGGAACAAACCTCTACACCTGAAGCCCTAGCCCCATCTATTACTAACGTTACGAGTAACGTTAGTAACGTTGTCCAACATTTTCATAAAGTGCCACTTATTTCTTGGATTCAAGCTGGGGCTTGGTGCGAAATAACACCCAACATCGACACATATGATGGCGGTACATGGCTTTCATGCCCTGTGCCCATCAGCAAAAATGGATATGCCCTCAAAGTTGTCGGGGATTCGATGACCAACCCATTTCCAGGAAGAAGTTATCCTGCAGGTTGTATCATTTTTGTAGATCCTGAAATTGTATGTCGAACGGGCGATAGAGTCATCGCTAGAGTACCGCGAACCAACGAAGCCACGTTTAAAGTTCTTGTTGAGGATGCAGGAAGACAATACCTTAAACCAATCAACCCCCAATACCCAATCATCGACATTACCGAGGAAACTCATATCTGCGGTAAAGTCGTAGGGTCCTTTATATTCGACTAGGATCAGCCCCATGGATGCTTTGACCGTATCAATCCTTTCATCCGCTGCTTACGACATACTTAAAGCCGGGCTAAAATTTACAGGCCAAACCATAAAGGACAAACTTAAAAACTGGGTGTTAGACGATATCACAGCGGGCATCCTAGCTACTAAGCTAGAAAATCTTGATCTATCTGATGAGCTTAGTGAAAAAGCGATTGAACGAAAAATCGAAAAAGAAAGTGACATACCCGATCTACTGTCAAAAAATCAACCCGCTTCGCAAGTTATTAATATTACCCAACACCACACTGGATCCGGCGACAATGTTGGCCGAGACAAATACTGAGAGGCTCAAAATTGATGGATGGATCCAACTCTACCAGCATTATACAAAACCACTCGGGAGCAGGGGATAATGTCGGCAGCAAGTATTATCAAGTTTTTCAAGCATTAACTCCCCAGCATTTATCCAAGCAAGTGGGAATGGTCTTTTCGAGTATCCGTGAAAAGGACAACTTAAGAGCAGCAACCCAAATTGAGATAATACAATGCTCTGAGAATCTCGATGATCGGGCAAGAACCATCCTTCAAATACTTTCTGTCCATCTAGGGTTAACCGAAGTCTCCGGCTCCGTTGATGCGTATCCATCATTAAATAAATTTCTAACTTCTGCCGAATCCAATATAGAAATCGACATATGCTTAGCCGCACTACTGCGTTTAGATCTCAAAAACGAAAGACCAGAGGATGCGATAGAGCGATACACAACCGCGCCATTCATAGGAGAATATTCAAAAGAAGTATATTTAGAATTGATTGCCGACACAAAGACACTTGATAGCTTGTTCGAAGATAGTAAGCTTCTATTGACGGAAGGTGAACTCAACGGAATGTTCAGAGGCGCCATCAGGACAGAGAACTATCAACTACTAAACAAAGTTGCCAATCGACTTAACCTTGCGTACCCTTCTTACAACAGTCAAGTTTTCCTTCTGATTTGCGATGCTTATGCATTAAACCCTATAATAAGCAACACCCAAAGCCTTTTCACAACCAGATCAACTAAGGCAAAAGTAGACTCTATTTTAGATAGAACGGAAAAACTAATAACAAAGTCTCGCGGAGCGGATACTAGATTATTCGATATCGCTGTCTCACTATTAGAGTACATCGGCTGGGAAAGCAATGAACTAGAAAAGACCTGTTGGACTTTCGTATCTGAACTAGAAAAAAAACATCCGATTTATGCATCAAAGCTACGCATTACTTACGACAATGACTTCAGCTCAGCACCAATAGAACTAAAAAAAATTGCAGCAATAAAAAACAATAAACAGCAAAAATTAGAAACCGCGACCACTATAACAAAGAGTGACAGCATTGAAATTAAAGATCTTCCTCTATTGCTAGAAGCTCTTAGTCCTTTTGAAGTCAGGAGCTGGCTAGATAATGGAGGAAAATTAGAAATACCCGACAAACTAGAGCACGATTTTGTCGAAATATTAATCCGTTCTTATGCACTTTCCGATATCGACGATAGAATGGCCATCGACGATATAAGAAAAAAGACCGCAGATTTATTTTCTAAGCAGCCAGACGACATAAAATTTATAAATCAATACTGGATCATAAGACTGTGCGACAACCTCCAAACGATGAAACAGCCCTATTTGTGTTGTGATATTCTTGGCGCTCTACTACCTAAGCACGACTTATGGCTTTCACCCCCGCTCAATACATACTTAAAATCCTTACTTGAGAGCCATCAGCTTTTAACATTAGAAAAAACACTCTCAAACCTAGCACCCGAAGAATGGAACGCTACCACCTGGCAAATAAAAGCCATGGCACAGGAACAAGCGGGTGATATAAAAGGCGCTCTCATTTCAGCGCAGACTATGCTCGAGTTCTCGTCACAAAATTTGTCTGCCCTAACCTATTATGCTCACTTATCCAAAAGGAATGGAGCCACTCCCTTAGAGCTTTCCGAAATTTTCGCAGGCATTCCGGATCAAGCATTTTCCAACTACACGCCCGAAACATTGAAAGCACTAGTTCTGGTTGCAAACTATCAAGACTTTAAAAGAGCTGAAAAGATATTATTGGAATGGTTTTCTAATAATCCGAACACTTGCGCAAAAGGACTTACCCAATTCCACTTCAGCCTTCTACAACGTGAAGAGCTTCCTACATCATCTCAAGTAGAGAATTTTTTGGGTGGATATAGATACTCCAAAGAAGGTCACGAGTTTACGAAGCTAATCACCAAACATAGTAAACCAGAGAACCCTTATCTATTGAATGCCGATTCGCCAATGGCTAAACTTTTAACAAGCATGGAAATTGACGAAACCAAATCCCATACCATGCAGGATGTAACACTGTTAGAAAAGCTTGATCCTTATACAACTATTTTTCGCCTATCCTTAGAAATCAGAGATAAAAACAACGATGGCTCTGACATTTTTTCGGTAATGCACGTCCCTGAAAATCCGGAAGATCTTATCTCAGTACTAGAACGAAAACTTGGACAGGATAAAGCACAGCGAGAGACCAGAACAAACATCATTGCTGGCTCTGAATTACCATTACTATTCAAAGGCCACCACATAAACGGCGGCAATCCAATAAAAGCCGCAGTGGAGCAATTGACTGACGCAAACTCTCTAAAGGGTGAACTTCCCAATATGGGAATCACCTATCCGGACATGGCCTTAATCGACCCGTACACAGCCTGTTATTTAGCCATAACGGGATTGGCGTATGGGCTTACCTCCTGCCATACAAAGTTTTTAATAACAGAAGCCACCAGAGCGGCAATCAGCGGATGGCTCGATGAGGTTACAAACCCTACATACATGACAGTTGGGATAGATGACCGAGGACATTTTGTTAGAACCACCGGAGAAGAGATAGCCATACGTTTCCGACAACTTCTAGAAGGCTTGAAGATAATATTAGAAAGCTGCGAAACGGCTTACCCCCAAGTGCACAACCTCCCAACTCAACTAATTCAATTCGAAGATTTTTTTGATCATGCGACATTTTCTACCATACGAGCTTCGGTAGCAAATGACATCCCCTGGCTATGTATCGATGACAAAATCTCAGCACTACATAACGCGCTCAACTACAAGCTCATGCAGACCTATCATACCTGCACGGAACTTAGTCTGAAAATTGATTACAAACAAAAGGCACAAGGTTTATTACTTTACTCGCTCGGGGCAATACCTTATGCGTTAACGTATAGAGACTTACTACAAATGTCGCTTGAAAACGACCCGTTTGCTGATCACACTCTGAGCGTCATACTGCGCAAATTAATTAAAGTACTAGCATCAAACCCAATGTCAGTAAGCGAAACTCAGAGATGCCTTTTTTTATTAGTATTCAAAGGATATCAGCAAAAAGTCTTACATAAGGGAACAACTGGGTACGACCCCACCCAGTCTAGATTTTTCGAAAACGCGTTAAACTCTTACCTAGAAATCGTTATAACCTCCTCTCCATCCCTAAAGGCGGAGTACAAATTGGCGAAAATATTTTTTGATTTTTTATCACATACGCAGAATCTGCCAGAAGTAGGTAAATTTTTTGCTTTCTTTATCAGCTTGTTTGCGAAGGGCCACTTCCTCAGCATAACCGGTATTAATGACCATCTGAGCTCGTTTAGCCAGCCAAAGAAATCAGCGGTTTAAATCGCCATGGCCAGCGATATATCAACCAGCAGTTGACATTTTTACGGCAACGATTGATATTTGCTTCACTCTTCCACCACAGAGCGAGGCAACACAATGCACACCACAGCCACCCTTCACGTCCACCCGGCCGCTGCTAGCCCCTCCCGCATCTTCGAGATCCGCCGCCTGGCACAAGACTGCGGCTGCGCTTTCATTGCATCCAAACCCAAGCTGAAACAGCCCACCGCACCTGCTCCGTTCGATCCTAACGGCGGAGGGCAAGCAGCGTGAGCAAGTACAGACTCGACAATCGAACACTCGCGCTGCTCAAGGCCCAGGTCAGCCTGACCGAAACCTTCAACCACCTTCTGCGCACCGAGACACAGCGCCAGGTCCTGTCCTTTCGCCTGAAAGTCGAACGCCGAATTGCCGACACGCACTTCACCGTTGAGCTGGGAAGTGAACGCCACACGCTGACCCTGACCAACAGCAAGAAGATGCACCTCAAGCTTGCGGACTTCATTGAAGAGATCGTCAACGGGCCTTCCAACCCTGCCGAAGCACCTGCCACGCCGCACGCTGATCGCCGCTACGGCGTGTTTGAAACCGAACACAGGCAACAGGTGTTCGATCTGGTACGCACCGGCGGCGCGCTCAGCCTCGACATGGGTTTTGAGCAACCAATCAACCTGGCAATCCACCGCAACAAAACCCGCGCCGGCATCACCACCATCATGAGCATCGGCGTCAGAAAGCCGCGCACCAAGTGCTTTACGGTGTATGGCAGCGACGTGGAAATCTATTCCATGGTGAGCGAATCCATCTCCCACCTGGCTGCCGTGGCGACTCCCGCCGCGCATGCAGCTTAGGAGGTTGCGATGGAACGTAGCCTCGAGAAAGCCGCCAAGTACTTCGGCCTCACCCGCCCCAAGCTGATCCTGCTCATGCGTCAAAAGGGCCTGCTCAACGACCGCAACCTGCCGGCCTTCCCTGTGCGGGATCGCGAGTACCTGCGCGTCAAGGACAGCAACTGGTACCACGCGACCGCCGGCATGCAGTACAGCCAGTCGACCAAGATTCGCCAAGCCGGCATCCGCTGGCTCGCCGATCAACTGGGACTCGAACTGCCAGCCACCCCGGCAGACAACCGTGACGTGGCCTAGGGAGTACGCCCGCCAGATCGTCGCCATGAGCACACGCGAGGAGCGCAACGCTGCGCTCCTCGAAGTGCCGGAGCATCTGCGGGAGCTGACCAAACGCCATTGCCTGAATGCTTGGAACCACCCTTCACGACTCAAACGCAAGGAGGCCGCAGCCCATGAGCAACAACAGCCAGACACCGCTAAGACTGCTACCCGCCCCGGATAGTGCCACCGTCGAGATGCTGCACCAACTCTTCGGCGACGTGCTTATCCCCCTGGAAAAGCTGCGCGTGCATTACTTCAAGAACCTCAACGAAAAGACCTTCACCGAGGCGATCAACAGCGGCCGGATTCAGCTGCCGGTGACCACGTTGGATCACAGTGTGAAGGCGTTGCGGTACGCGCATATCAAGCACGTTGCGGCACTGATCGATATCCGCGCCTACAAGGCAGACGAGGACATGCCGCGACAGCCAAACGACTCAACCGAGCTAGACCAGTAACGCCAACGGCTGCCACCACCAGCCAAGATAAACACTAGGAGCACACCACATGATTGCTATTCAAATCTGCGCGTTGATCAGCATCGTAATCGCCACCGGCATCCTCTATTGGATAGGCTATCGAGGCGGTCTCACTGACGGCGAAAAAAACGGCTACAGCGAAGGCTATTCCCACGGGTATGTCTCCGGCCGGGACGAAGCTTCAGCCGCATTCGCGGCCTCTATCAAAGAGATGTCTGATCAACGCATGCGCACCGAACTCCTGCTTAGCCGGGAACCGCAAGACCGTTACACACTTCTAGCAATTGCCGAAAAGTTGAAGCTCGCCGCCGACACTTTCCGCGCCGTCAAATCTGAAAGCCAAGCAACGCAGGCACTTGCTCTGCGTGACAAGGCGTTGGACATGGCTGCACTCATGGACAACTTAGAGCTGAAGGAGGATGCAGCATGAGCCGCGCCCTCCCCATGCTGCGCCTGACACCCCAAGCCGCTGGCACACTGCAGCAGCAACACGCCAAGGTCTCCAAGGATCTGCGCGCCTTGACCCGCTACAACAAAGAGTTCGACCGTCAGTTGAAAGCCTTGATCGGCTATGACGCTCTGCGCAAATTGCACAAGGCAACCGACAACGCTTTGCTGCTGGCCGATCTTGTGAGGGAGGTCGCATGAACTGGATCCTCACCTCCACCGGCAAACGCTTCGATCTATTCGAGCCTAACGCCGACATGATCGACCCACGGGACATCTCACACGCACTGGCTCACCTCTGCCGATTCAACGGCCACACCCGCGAGTTCTACAGCGTGGCCCAACACAGCTGCATCGTCGCCGAGCTGGTGCCGGAAGAACACAAACTCGCGGCCTTACTTCACGATGCCGCCGAGGCGTACGTGGGCGACATGACGCGGCCACTCAAGCAGTGGCTTAGCGCCTACCGGCACTTCGAGGACTGTATCTGGTGGCGCGTATGCGAGCGGTTCGACATCGCCCGAGAACTCCCCGCCTGCATCTACAAGGCCGACCTGATTGCACTTGCGACCGAACGCCGCGACCTCATGCCAACCGATCCGGCTATCTGGGATTGCTTGGTCGGCATCGTACCCATGGCCGAAACCATCCGCCCATGGCCGGCCGCCGAAGCCCGTCTCACCTACCACCAGCGGCTGATGGACCAACTCGCAATCGAACATCGGAGGAAAGCGGCATGAAGAACCAACAGGACAACACCGGCGCCCTGCCCGCTTTGCTCCGCAATGCAGGTAGCGTCGACACGCTAGAAACAAACAGTCTCTGCTGCGCAGCAGCAGGCATTATTGACCCTTCCAGCAGCACCGCCGAGCCATCTATACCCCACGAAAAGCTGCGCGGGGCAGCGCTCGCTGATGCATCGCTCAACGCTCAGAAACGCCCGCTCGCGCAGCCTGTCGTGGGGTATACGCCACATTCACAGGGCAGAGCCATAGAGGCTGAAATCTTCTCGGATGATGAACTGGCCGACCTTACTGGCTATAAGCAGCGAGCCCACCAACGGAAGTGGCTAATCGACCGTAACTGGGTGTTCATCGAGAGCCGTGGAGGTCGCCCTCTAGTTGGGCGTATGTATGCTCGCATGAAGCTAGGCATGAGCAATCCAGTACTAATTGAGCAAAGCCTCCCCCCTACGCGGCCAGTTTGGACGCCTGACTTCTCCAGGGTGAACTGAGATGCGGCCTCGAAACAGAGAAAATAGGGATTTGCCTCCGGGAATGGTTCGCCGCAAGCGCCCTCGTAAGAACGGTAAAGTGTGGGTCGGTTACTACTACAAAGACTCGACGGGTAAAGAAATCCCGCTCGGTGGTGACCTGAATAAAGCCCGATTGAAGTGGGCAGAGCTTGAGGCCAAGGAAAAGCCAGCAGATCTGACCACGATGAAGGGGATATTTGATCGTTATGTCCGCGACGTCATTCCGAAAAAAGGCGAGCGCACCCAGAAAGACAACCTGGCCGAACTAAAACAGCTACGTCCTACATTCGATGTGGCTCCGATAGACTCCATCACACCAGCAAATATCGCCGGGTATCGCGACGCACGCACCGCCAAGGTTAGGGCCAACCGAGAAATCGCCCTTCTGTCTCACGTCTTCAATATGGCCCGCGAGTGGGGCCTCACTGAACGGGAGAACCCTTGCCAAGGCGTCAGGAAGAACAAAGAGGTACCACGCGACTACTACGCCAATGCGGTGGTTTGGGACGCTGTCTACGGCATGGCGGGCCCGGAACTCAAGGAAGCCATGGACCTTGCCTACCTGACCGGTCAGAGGCCGGCCGATGTGATCATCATGCGTAGCGACGATATTGAGGGCGATTACTTCCTAGTCACCCAGGGTAAAACCGGTCAGAAACTCAGAATTTTGATGCGGACAGAATCCGGAGAAAACAGTCTTGGCAAACTGGTTAGAGAGATAACCGAAAGAAATGCCAACCACCCGTCCAAGTACCTACTCATCAACAAGTACGGTAAAAGGATGACGAAAGGTATGTTGCGACTGCGCTGGGACAAAGCAAGGGAGAAGGCACGGCAGAACGCGCTCGATCAGGGCGACCCTACGCTCGCAGCAAAGATTGGAGGGTTTCAGTTTCGTGACATCAGACCAAAGGCGGCATCGGAAATTATCGATATTGGCGACGCAAGCCTACTCTTGGGGCATAGCAAACAGGAGATCACGAAACGGGTTTACAGGAGGATTGGCGCCACCGCCAAGCCATCAAAATAG